CGCCAGCAGCCATAGCAGCATGCAGACGCTTCACCATCGCACCATGATCGGAAGATCGCCACTGTTTGTAAGTTCCGTTATCCATTATTAAATGTGTTAATTATTTATAAAGCTTTATAATCCACTTATGGATTTTCCGCAAAGTTAACAATTTCTTTTTATATAACAAAAATCCCAGGGAAATCTCTCGACTCCCTGGGCAAAACCAATAAAACTATGAAAACAAAAAGATTAGTATTCAGTTATAATTGATGGCTTGTCCATAACTACAACCTTCTTATCTGTAGCCTTGATCATAGCTTCAGGCATATCTGTTGTTTCATCCTCTTCAGAGTAGTCGTCAACCTTGAAAACAATGCAGCTCTGATCAATAAGAAGATGTTCGCCGTCAGCAAGATCATATATTGGAAGATTGAAGCTAATAGTCTTATTGTTATCGATATCATTCTGAATAGAGTTCGCATCATACTTTTTGACAGCAAACTTATCGTAGTTGATAGCAACAATATCGCCAACCTTAAAATCACGCACTGAAGAGCCAACAGCAACGATTTTCTGGAGAGGCTTAAATTCGCCAGCCTTATGTGCAATCATGTAGTGACCCTTGAGATATGTATCCTTCTCATAAACATCGAATGTAGTGAGAATTCCTGTGAATGCTGGAGTGATTTTATTCAGTTTCATTTTTATGTTCTTTTTTATAATTGTTAATTTCAATGTTTCGATCTACATCAATATAGATGGTTCCTAAACCTTTGAGATAGATCATTGTTTCAACTTCTTTGTAGTTATCTTCATTGAGATTTTCCAAGTCTACACTTGACATCTTTCTGCGGATCTCTTCGAAGAATAAGTTATAGGCTTTCTCAATGAACTCTGGGCTAAATATTAGATGGTACTTCTTTCTCAGCTTCTCCGCTGCCATCTGGTAGATCTTTGGGCTCATCGAGTATTTCAAATTTAAACATCATACAGAACTCCATCTTGCCATCATAATTCGGAATGAAGATCTTGTTGATCGAATTACCAACTATAAACTTAGTATCTCTAAGCTTCTTCATGGTAGCATTGAAATGCTGCATTGACATATTTGAAGCAATTCTGACTTCCTTCTTTACCTCTGAAGAGAAGAGCAGTTTTTCTATTAGAGAGGCATCGGTGATTCCAGCTTTGAACTGGAAATAATGCTCAAGAAAATAAGCTGCTACGACTGTATCTCTTTCAGAGAGATCGTGAAATGGCTTCATAAATAGAAGCCACTTCTTGAAGAAATCAAATTTGCTCTTGCAAGGAATCTTAGTGAACTTGCAATTATTCTTTGGTATTTCCATAGAGCATCTTCTTTGTCTGCTCAACAGCCTCTGCTGGAATTGTGAGCGTATTCTCGATCTCCTTTGTACACATTGCTACGAACTCATCTGAGAACGTACCTTTAGGCATCTCAAGACAACGCTGGAGAGCATTCATGCGAGTAAATACCATCTGAACAGATGTATCATACATTGCCTTGCGAAGCTCTGCAACCTGCTGCTCCAAATACTTAATATATTCTTCCTTCTGAATCTTTTCGTTTGCCATAATTCTTAATATTTGTTATACATAAAATTCTTTACCATACTTCTCGAAATAGAGTTTCTTCCACTCTTCAATGTTAGCTGCCTTCTTAATTTCGGTACAACCGCAGCAACCACAATAATCAACTGGCTGTTTATCGACAGTTGACGTAAGAACCTTGATTGACAAGCAATCTGCACAATACCAGACTGGCTCAAGTTTGTCTAGTACTTCCTTTATATTTTCCATTACTTCTTTGTTTTAGAGAGATCAATACAAATTGGCCCTGGAAGAACGTAATCCTTATCGTAAGAATTGATCTTCATGATACCAAAGAACGCCTTAAATTCGTCTATAAGTTCCATATTACAGAATGTTTCTATGTTTACGAGCATATTCAGAAAGCTGAATACTCTCATGTTTAATTTCGTTAAATTCTTCTTTCGCGTACTCAACCTTCAGGTTGTCGAGCAATCCGATAACGTGCTTAAGTTTATCTTTTAGAGAGGCCTCTTCGACCATAAGCTCAGTGCGCTGTTTCTTTATTTCCTCAAGTTCAGCCTTGAGAAGATTGTAAACATTAGCAAGATCTTTGCAAGCATCTTCCTTGATGATGCCAGTAGGATCTGTAACATTTACAATTACGTTAGTATTTATTCTTTCCATTGTTCTTCTGTTTTTCTGGATACAAAGATAAAGGGGATCTTCTTGATTACCAAGAAAATCCCCAATTATTTTTCGTCTTTAAGGAATATTTAACATTTGCGACCACCACAACGATATCTGAGCGATGGAGAAGCCAACCCGAGAACATCTTCTGGAGCAAGATTTATTTCATGCGTCTTGTCGTACATAGCTTTCATTGCCTCTTCACCAGGAATAACGTTATCATTGAATTCTTTGATAGCCTGATCGTAGTCCATATTGACTCTCTGAGTATTATCATTATATCTATTATGTATACCAAGCTCATCATTCTTAGCTTTACGAGCCTCTGAATAGTTATTCATCCATTCAGCGATAGTCTTCATTGCAATAGGATTATTTGGCGCATAGCGTCGAACTGCTTCCTTGAGAGCCCCAGGATCCATATATTCGCCGTTGTGATCCTCTTTATTTATTGCGTATGTAGAGCGATTGAATGCTGCATCCATGAACGCATCCTGTGTATTATGAGGAAGCTTATTGAATCCAGGGAAGAACTTCTCCATCTTAGCGGCACGATTCTGAATCTCTTCCATAAGCACCTGGTTAATCTGATCATCTGACATATAACCTTTTTCGAGAGCATTCTGGACTGTGTCATTGTTCATAGCTCCAGTAAAACCTACTCCGATTGTATCGATTCCCTTTGTGTCTTTATAAACTTTATTGCTAACACCTTCGTTGGCCTTAATCAAGGAAACGAGTCTGGTTAAATTTCTATTTGGCATAATTATCCGATTTTAAGAATTTGGTTATTTGGCTTACCATTAGTCCTCGGAAGCGATACATGAACCCAAGAATAATCGTATTCATTTATCAGCTGGCCGACAGTAAGCTGCTTTGAATCTACGAGCTTCTTTATTATGTTAAATAGCTCTTTATTCGTATGGCCTTTACAAGCCTTTATATCTGCTGCTTCACATAGCAAATGCTGTGACGTTGGAGAGCCACCAACAGCCTTATTGACTGCTGCACATCTATAAGCTGAAGAGACCCATATTGGGAAGCCAGCTTGCTCTCTAATAAATTCAAGCATCTCTGCTACTTTCTGAAGCTTAACTTTATCAGCCCCAGCAGTATTATCTACATGAAGCTGATCTGCCTTTGAAGAGCGAACAAGTTCCTCAAAAGTAAAATGTGGTGTTAAGTTCATAACGTTATGTTTTTGTAATTACAGCTGCAAAGTTAAAGCAAAAAAGCGACTCTCCCAAATTTAATTGAGAGAATCGCATAACTTCTTGGCTAAAGATTACTTCTTAATCTTACCGCCACAAGCCTTCTTGCACATATATGTTGGAATTATAACAATTTCATAGAAGCGTCTGTCATCGGTGTTCGACTGATTCGTCAACCAAGAACTCCTTTAATCTTAGCGTGGAGTTTACCACATCCCCCTTTTTAGAGTAATCTTCGTCAAGCTTACACATACTCAGGATTCTCTTTGAACTAACTAACATAGACAGACGCAATATTGAGAGCGCAGCTGGCTGCAACTGGACAATCCAGATACGCTATATTTCATTTAACGCTTCAATAAATCTCTCATTCACCTCTTTAATAATTTCAGTAATCTTAGCTCCCCACTCTTCGGAGAAGCCATGAACAATGGCATACTGGCCGACTAATCTAAGAGGCTCCTGGAGAAGCTCATACAAATGCCCTCTAAATAGCTCCCTTTGCTCTGGAACATTCCTCTTAACAAAATCATAAGCCTCTAGCATAGCTATGCAGAACATCGCCTCTACATATATAAAATGCTCTTCATCCTTGGCCCAAACTTCTGTTTGAGAGGCCTTATTGTCAGTCCAATGATACACCTCTTTCTCTACTGAAGAGTAATACATATCGTGGCTTATATGAGCCGCCCAGAACGGCATTATCTTACTGAAATACGCATCCTCTTGACATCTAGAAACTTTAGGTGTACTTATCTCATTAGGCAAATAACGCTTATTCCAAAGCTTGCCCCACATTGATGAAAACATCAAACGCTCTTCACCACAATCGTGGCCTTCACGCTTTGAAGCACTACCCATAGCACATACGCAATTCTCAGGATCCTTCATCATCTCTTGATACAACGATTCTATATCAGTGTACCAATCGTCTTGATCCATAAACATTACATACGGAGTATCTGCCTTCGAGAGGCCATACATCCTCGCTAAGCCTTGACCACAATTAACTGGAGTACTAATAAGCTTCGCATTATAGAACCAAGCTACAGCCTTGTAATCCTCATCTGGACAACAATCATTAACTATAAGTAACTTACATCTCTCAAAGCCTGGAGCCTCTACAAGCTTACCTAATGACTCAAATAATATACGACTATCACCATAAGCTGGAATAACAATCGTAATATCAGCATCCTTAATCGTTTCTTTATTACTCATCTTTTTGTTTCCTTTATATTATTGTAATAACTAAATAATAGACAAAATTTAAGCCCTCTGGCCTTTCACCAGATCCTTTGTCTTTAATTCCGTCAGATCTTCATTTAAGTCCGTCTAGCTATAAGCCTTACCATACTGCACGATTTACGCTGTTTACCTCACTGGGTACGTGCTACTTAAACTCGATCTTCCGTTTCGTAAGCTATCGGCGATACCTCATCACTATTTATGACTACTAGCCGACTTCTGGACCCCTACTACTGATTACCCTCAAGGCCGTAACATCTCTGTTGCTTACAGGCGCAAATATAATACATATATTTTAATTTACCAAATCTTTGAATGAGAAAGTAAGAGGACTCCCTTCTTTTTAAATTTTTTTTTAATTTTTTTTGAATTTGAATGCGTAGTGGACATTTTTTTTATTTTTTAATTTTTAGAATTTTTTTTATCTCTGTTTGTAGGGGACAATCCCTCACGCCCCCACGCCCTTAAAAATTGATTGGGGATATTCCCCGTTAACAATTTTAATAACAATTAAAACTTACGACTATGGTAACTTTCAATGAAGCAGTAGCTAACTTCCGAGACTCTTATGAGTCACTCACAATCAAGACCATTAAGTATATGGGTCGCGAAGCCGTTGCAGTCTACGACAAGGACGGCGTCAAGGGTGAATCACCAGTGATAATTTGCTTTGGCTCTAAAGAGAAAGCAAAGAACGGTGATCTTGATTCCGTAGAACTCGAGGCCTTGGACAATGGCAGCTGTCTGCCACCATTTGAATCTGACGCAGAGGACTTCTAGCATCAACACAGCTTTGCTGGCTTAGGCCAGCTTAGCTTTTTTGGCTGAGCTAATCTTTATACGCTGGTTTTACTCCGCTGCGCCAAGAAGATTAAGCTCAGCAAATTTATAGCCACGCAAGCATTAATACGTTGAGCCATTTTATTCGACAATTGCATCGTGGCGTTCAATATTATTGTTTAACTTAAAATCCCAGCTCAGCTTAGACTGTAGGCATTTGATTGCTAGTTGGGAACTTAGAGCTATACTATACACATATATATAAGGCATAGCTCAAACGAGATTATTCACAATTAAATAACATAAACTTATGGAAACTAAGAACATTAAGGGCGTAAATCTCCCTGTATTCAGCATCGTTAACGGCGTAGTAATGTCTATTTCAGACGCAAACGAGTACGACTTCGATCCTGCTGACCGAGATTAATCAAGAGGCTATCTAGCTAGTATTCAAGCACTTAAACGAGTGCAGATGAGCTAGATAGCCCTCTTCTCCCTAATTTCCGCTAAGTTAATCTTTATAGGTTAGCTAGCCTCCTTCTTATGTTTATTATTTAGAATACTAATTAAATACAATATATTATGGTTACTTATAATTTTCCCCCGAGCAGCAAATGCTCAGAAAATTCAGGTGGCAAAGTTCCGCTTAGAGCCTGGAGTAATAAATCATCAATGCGGCGAGCTTGTTTTTAATATCGATGGAACCGAGCTAGATGAGTTAAAAACTCAAATGCTCAAAACGGATTTTTTTGATAACGTTTCAGACTTCGCTATTGAAGTAAAAGATGAGTTCACATACAATCTATGCGCTTGACAACGGTCGAGCTAGCTATATCTAACGAGATTGACTATCACTTAGATGTGACATAGGTTGCACGTTTTCATAGATAAAGGTTTAGTTAGTTTGTAATTCTTGTGTGGCTACAGATGTGATATCTGTGGCCACTATTTTATGTGCTAGCTAAATTTTATATGACGAAACTGATTTAGAACAAAATTAATTTAAAAGACAATGATAAAGTGTACATTATTAACCACTAGTAAGGCTATAGTGGTTAAAGACGAAACTGAAGCCTTAAAACTGATTCCTGAGTTGCTCAAGGATAAGAACAATTTAGCAGATGATATCTACCTTATTGTTGATTCTAGAGAGAAGAATAAATGCGCAAGAGAAATTTCTAAGTTTAATCAAGAGGCCAACGCATTTGAGCTTGTTGATTTTATACTTATATAATATGAAGAAGATAGCATTCATTATTATTGCTGCTTTGGCATTTATAAGCTGCGACAAATCAGAAGACGAGGAAATCCTTAATATTGAGATCTCAATTCCAGAAATAGAAGAGGGCTCGATATCTTAGGAAGATCTGGAACGATCATGGGTATTAGATAAATCCTCAGATCTTGAGAGGATAGTATATCTACCTAAAGAAGAGAATTCTTACTCATTGAGACTGATATCTTCTGGTTCAATGAGTGTAAGATTGACTGATAATGCTAAGGCTGAGTTGCAGGCTAGAAAAGATTACACTGGTGAGAATCCTCTAAAGTCTTATAAGATGAGAGATTATAATGTAGCTGGTAAGATGGTTAAAGTACTTGAGATTACATTCAAGGAGAATAATTATATAGACCAGACAGAGCTATCTTTCGATATTGAGAGCAACAACATTACAAGGACATTAACATTAATTCAATTAAACAAATAACTAAAATGAAGAAGTTTTTATTTATTGCCGCACTAGTATTCTCTTTCGTAGCTTGTGAAGAGGATAAGACCATCGAGGAAATTCAGCACACAAATAACAAATGTGAGGATCTACCATTCGAGGAAGAATCAGAGCCAGAGACAGAATTCTATATTGATATAGTAGAAGAAGACCTTATCATCTACGCTGGTCAGACGTATCAATTGAAGTTGGTAATAGAAGGCACAGCTCCTGGTGAGATTACCTGGACAAGTGATGACGAACGTGTAATTTCTGTAGATGAGAATGGTGTGATTACAGCAAACGAAGAAGGATGTGCAACAATATTTGTCAACGTGGATGGTAATGTCGCAGATGCAGTTTTCGTTATGTCAGAAAACGAACGTGTATATTTCGATATAGATGTTAATAATGCCATTCAAGATGAATTGTTCACAGTAAATGTTCCAGCGTGCGGTGCAGAGCTTGTGCTTGGGTTAACATGCGATAATTATAATTGTGGCCTTCTTTATACTCCAGAATGTGAAAGTGAAATCGTAGCCAGGATTAAGGCAGATCCAAACTGCTACAATCCATTCTTTACATGGGGTAGTGATAAGGGAATTTATCATGGAATAGTTTTCAAGAGAAATAATCTTAATAGAGAGTCTGTATTTCTCTTTGAAATATTTAACGCTAATAAGGAGCAGAGCTGCTATCTGAAAGTAATTCAGGGCGCAGGAACTGAAACTGAAACTGGCGTTAAAGTAGTAAAAATGTAAAAATCCACTGATGAGTCTTTGAAAATTAAGACGAAACAGCTCAGCCAGAAATGGTTTGGCTGTCTGGATTATAAACAATTAAAAACAGTACTAATTATGGAAAAGTATGTTATTAAAAAGGTAAATTCGGACGGAATGTCTGAAAAGTACCTAAGTCTAATCACTACAGCGTCAATTACTTGGACAGCTGATAAGAAACGCATTCGATTCTTTAGCCAAGAGACTGCTATGGTTATGGCAGAATGGCTCAAGAAAGAAGGAATTAATTGTATAGTACATTCAATCTAAAGAGAAAGCCTATGTGTCTTAGATCAGCTGGAAAAATTCACACTGCAAAGCGTGATATTATAGTGTATAAGACGCTTGCAATTGGAAAGAATTACAACATCTTCACTCAATACAGGCTAATTGAGCTTACAAATTACAGCGATGAGCTAATTGGCAAGAAGATGGAGAGTTAGCTAATTGATTACAAGGATAATTGGTATAGTCCATCTGCAAAGAGAAGCTATACCACCACCAAAGTTGACTATGGAATTCATTCTTTCGTTAATCTTAATGAATGCCAACTTGAGGCGGATCGCTTAAAGAATAGGCATTATTTTAAATTCTATGGTATGCTAGTAGTTGAATGTATTATACCCAAAGGAGCCAGATACATTAAAGGCAAATGGGGCCCTAATAGCGTCGATAGCATTGCCTCGGAAAAACTAATTATCAAAACACAGTAATATAATAAAAACAATGGAAAACAAAACTAATTTCCTTGGCGAGACTACAGAGGTACGCCGAGCAAAAGCAGCCAGCAGAAAAGTTGCAGTAACTAAGTGGCTTGAAAATCAGGATAAGTGCGAGATGAAACAGATACGCACCCCTAAAGGCATTAAGCGAGTAGAGATGAATTACTCTCTCTCGGATGATTGCTGGATTCTTAGCTTGACTATTGATAACTCTTATGCATTCAAGAAATGTGTTACCTGGCGCAAGAAGAATTATCAGGAATGCAAGGCTTCGTTTGATTCGCTGTTCGAGAGCTACGTTAAATCAGACAATTTTAACGAAAATATCTGATGAGACGATTCTTGATGCCACAAAACAAGAATATAAGCACAGGGGCTTTCATTACCTCTGTTGCTTTTATTAGTGTCGCAATAGCAGTATCACCAGCCTCATTTGGCTGGTTCGTTGCATTGTCTGGACTTGGTACAATCTCTTATTTTATATATCAAATCTTTGAATAAGATTGGAGATTTTAACGCCGTATTAGGGCTATTTATGCTCTACGGATTGCTTTGGTTTTTAATCGAGCATAACAAAAACAAATAATGGAATATTTAGCAATACTAATTGGCATTTGCGCTGTAGATTTCCTTTTATGGCGCATTGCCGACAAAATCTTAAAGAAATGAAAAATTTCACAGAACTAATTTGGTGCTTTATTTGTGGCCTTGTGATTCTTATGTTCTTGCTAGTTGTGTCAAGAATACTCCCAGAATGGAGCTTTTGTATTGCTTTTGTGGCTGTATCTGGAATGTTATTATTTGTGGCAGAATATTGCTACTGGAAAGATAATAAAAACAAATAAGCTATGAAAGACTACATCGAAGAATTCTGGACTGAAGAGGATGTTCAGAATCGCTTATGGCATTTTGAAAGTAAGGCTATATATAGATCTATGACTGAAGAGGAACTCAGAGAATGGGATCTTCTACAAGAGAGATTATGTATGTGGCAAAACGAAGAATTACACAACTATGGCACAAAACAAGCAGAACAAGCAGCTCTTTGCTGCTGAAGAAGATGATTGGGATCCAATAGCTGATCTCAGATCATTAAGATTTCGTCTTGTACTTAACATAATACTACTTAGTATCGAATTTAGTGCTATGCTTTATGTATTATTTTGGAGTATAGAGAGCATTGCATTGTTATTCGTTGCTCTTTGCGCAGTATTACCTATATTCCTCTGCATGAGGAAGATTAGGGATATTAAGGACGAGATTAGAACTATTAAATCAATTATAAGAGATTAATATGAGACCAGAACAAGTAAGAGAAATCAATCCTCTCGATGTAGAGGCTGAGATCAGGGAATATCTCAAAAAATGGAATCTTAAGATGTGTGAAGAGGATATTGAGTCTCTCACTTGTAGAATAGTCGATCTTCGAGAAAATGACTATGGCTGGGATCTTAGAGATTACATAGAATGAGATGGATTTTAACAATTTGGCTAGCATTGCTCTCAACGGCGATGCTGGCTCAATCTCCGTATTCGCCTAAGTATATAAGTGTCGGACTCGACAACTTTACATACGAAGGTGATTACATCGGAGATTTTAATCATGGAATTCGTATCCAGTATTCAGACACTATCGAGACTAGCTTTGATTACAGAGCTGGAATTGCAGCTGGTAATATTACTGGAAGGAAACCTTGGGGAGATTTCAAGACGGAATACACCGAAATTAGCTTCGGTTTAGACTGGACTAAGAATCTCACAAAGAGTAAGCCATTTATAGGCATTGGTTCTTCAGTTCTGTTTACACAGACTAAGAATCAATCATACGAGCAGACACTACATTGCTGTTCTCCAGCTATATATGGCTCTACTGGATTAAGAGCAACATGTTTGTCTAACTATGTTGATTTGTATTTTGAATTGCGTTCCACAATTCCATTCGGCCCAGATCGAGATAAGGTACTCGATGGACACGATGACAGAACGAATTCAGAATGCAATCATCATAATACAGATGTGCTATTTAACGTTATTATCGGTATAGCTATAAATCTATACTGATATGGAGACTATTTAAATACTTATTGCTCTAAATATATTGCTAGAACTAGTTATGTTCTGCATACTGGGCAAAATGTTTAACGACAAATTAAAAAAATAAAATGGCACTCGTATTACCAAAGAAGCCAACTCCAGCAGTAAGTCATAATGCAGCTTCAATGATTATCTATGGCCTTCCAAAGGCTGGTAAGTCAAGCTTCTGTAGCAAGCTCCCTAATCATTTGATTCTTGATTTGGAGAATGGTTATAAGAACATAGAAGCTACAAAGCTTGTTATGGTTAATAATAGCACATTCATGGATGAGATTAAGGAGTTGATTCTTGCTCTTCGTGAAGAGAAGAAAGAGACTGGTGCAAATCCATATCGATTTATTGTAATCGATAATGCCTCTCGACTTGGCGATCGTATGGAAAAGTACATATTGGACAAGTATCAGGCTAGCGATAAAGGCAAAGACTGGGGCTGGCTCAAGAAAGATGGCTTGGTTGTAAAAGATCAAGCTGGCAACAAAGTAAGAGACCCTAAGATCAACTCTAGCGATATTCCATTCGGCGGCGGTGTAGTTATATTGCGTGAGGCAATTTGTACCCTTCTTCAGCAGCTTGGAGAATATTGCGAGACAGTAATCTTGGTTTGCCATGCTACAGAGAAATCAATCAATGTAGATGGCATAGACACTAAGCACCAGGTAATCGATCTTAGCGGAAAGTCAGCAGATAAGATCGCTGGCATGGTTGATGCTATAGGATGGCTCTATAGGGCTGTAGATGGCAAGACTATGCTTTCATTTAAGTCTGGTGATAATATCTGTAGAGGCGCAAGACCAGATCATCTGCGTAATCGTGAGTTCCCTGTGATAACTTGCGATGACGAAAATCAATTACACATTGACATTTCTAAAATCTTCATCTAATGTTGATACTCAAAGGAATTGGGGCAGCACTTATTTGTCTAACAATAATGAGTTGTCTTACCGCATTAGTGGTACTTGCATCTTCATTAGCTAGATATTATAAGAAGCTATGATGAGCCCAAAATGTTGGCATCTGAATGCCATAATCAAGAAAGTAAAGTCAATGGGCGGCAAAATTAAATTGATAAGCGAAACACCAATTGACTATGGAGAACAAAAGATTCTTACTCCAACAAAATTATACACCTATGAGTCTAACGGCAAAATTACAAGTCGTACTCTTATAGAGATGGAAGACTGGGAAGTAAGAAGCTTATCTGCTGAGCTTAACTACAATTCAATTAACTACTAGCGGCTATAAGGCCGTATTTAAATCAATTCTAATATGGCTAAGAAAGCGTATGTAAAGCCTAATATCGAAGGTGTTGCTGGAGATAATGACATCAATCTTGTATCAATGTCTATGGGCCCAAATCCTGGTGGAGAGCCATCTGGCCCAGGAGATAGGGGTATGTGGTGCGAAGCTTGTCATTGTTGTATCTTTTTTCATAAGACAAGACATGGACAAATAGTAATATGCAGCCCAGGCGAAGAGGCATTGTGTCGAAGATCTCATGCTTACGATAATCCATTCGATCGATCGAAAGGTACTGAGTTTGATAGCAATCCATTCGGTAATAATCCATTTGGTTAGGCTTAATAAGCATTGTGCTATCCTTAATGGGTGGCACTTTGCTTATTTAACAAATTAAACAAAACTAGTTCACAATATAAGTGCAATATATAAAGCTTAGTTGTGAATATAATTAACAATAACAATTTAATATTTACAATCATGGCAACAGAAAAAGCATTATGCTGTAAACTAGACAAAGGTACTACTATTTATTTGTTTCATGCGGATAAACAGCAAGTATGTAAGGCCAAAGTAATTGGTTATTCAGTAGAAAAATACAATAGATTTGACGATGTATATCTAAGAGTTCTTGCTAAGCAACAGGTAGATAAGAAAATCTGGGCAACTGTTAATATTTATTTCCGACCTGAAGATGCAATTCTTGGCGAAAATAAGATAAAGGCATCACATAAGGTAATGGACAGAGACGGTTGGCTGAGCTTCATTAAATCGTTGGCTCCTAAGAAAGAGAAATTCTTGCAACATGCTTATTTCGAGGATGGCTATCTGAAGATTAAATATTGGTACATAAGAGACAATAGAATAGAACACGACTACAGGTATGTATCATTTAAAACCTTCTGTAACGAAACAGACAGCGAGAATCATTTTACGTATCAGATAAATCTAGATACAGACCTAAATGTTAAAGAATTTGGCGTTGCTCTACCATTAAATCTTGCCGGTAAGGAAATATTTCCAACAGAAGCTGATGCAAAGAAGACCCTATTAAAGAGAATTAAGGTATGTTAATAAACGGAGTTGAGTACATCCTCAATCCAGATAAGGAAGCAAGGAAAGTAGTCGTCGAAGCCATTAAGGCTAACGATGGCTATTGCCCATGCGTCATTGAGAAGAATGAGGATACAAAATGTAATTGTAAGAAATTTCGTGAAGAAGGAGACTGCCATTGTGGACTCTGGATTCGTAAATAATAAATAAACTTAACAAATGAATAAGTACACACAGGACATAGTTCTTGGTTATGGTAAGATGCTCTTCGTGGCAGCAAATCAGATTGACGCTCTCAATACAAAGATTGACAAGATTGCCGCTAAGAAGGCCGACATAGATGACAAAATCCTCGCTATGAAGGATGAAGTTGTTCGCCTCTACAAGGAACTTGCTGACCTTAAGATCGAGAAAGATAACATCGTTGAAGACGCTAATGAACTCACAGAGAACATCATCGAGAAGTCTGGCATGAATCCAGAGGATCTTCTTGAAGTAGTCAATGTAGAGTTCGAGCGCAAGGGCAACAAGGTAGTAAAGCAGGTTGTGCAATACAAGGCTGGCTTGGATCTCAATGTAATCGCACCAGCTGAAGTCAATCTATACGCAAACACAAAAGAAGAGAAGGAGGCTTAATAACTATGGAGAATACAATCGAAATTACAGAATTTGGCGCAAAAGTAACGCTCTCTGACGGAAATGAACTTGAGTATCGTATTCCAACTAAGGAAGAAAAGAAGGCAGCTAAAGATGATCAGGAGTACATTCTTAAGAGCAGTGATTTCGTATTTAGAAAATTCGAAGATGGCTCTTCAACATTGTATTGTCCAGATGGATACGGCCTTTGTGCAGCTGGAGCTATTGATAAGCTCAAAATTGCATCTTACGAAGCAAATTTGGTGATAACTAAGTACTAAAGACCTACTGACGAGTCGTTGAAAATTACGACGAAACATGGCGCACTGCGGTGCGTTATGTCTAGGTTAAACTTTTAAAAACAAAACTAATATGTGTTTAATAACAAGAGCAAAACACGCTCACAAGACAGAAGTACCAATATTGGTATATAAAGTTTTTAACGAATATTGCGAAAACTACTATACGCCATACCAAAGTGTTCTTGCAAAATGCGGAGAAAATTTGTGTGCCGAGAATCTTAGTAAAGATGCTTTTAAGTTTGGCAAAAACTACATTGTAGGAGATGAAGGCGTACATTCATTTGAACACATTGGTGACGCTATAGCTCTAGCATTGAAGCTTCATGGTGTAGTTATTCAGTGCATAATTCCAGCTGGAGATTACTATTGGAAATCAGTAGATGGTAGAGAGTATGCTTCCAAGACTCTCATGGTTGGTAAAGCAGTACATTCATACGAAGAAACAATAATTCATAAATAATATGGCAAATAAAAATTTATCAGCAGCAAGATGGCTGGATATCATATCATCCCTCGGATAAATGGTGAAAAGACTACTATTGATAACTTACAGATGCTTTGCGCACATTGCAATGCAGTAAAATCTAATAACTAATAAAACAACCGCCGAAAGGCATAAAACAAATAAGATGAATATTTCAGGAAATTTTCAGGCAGCAAACAATAACAACGAAGGCGTATCATTCAAGAAGTATATCGGCATTGCTCCAATGTCAGTAATCGCAGTAAATCCAACTGCAGATGAGATTGAGAAGCTCACTGGTCACAAGCCAGAGAAGGAGCCAGTATATGTAGGTAAGCTTCCTTCTGGAGAGCAGACAGCTAGAGTTAAGTTCTTCTTGAATGTAGAGGCTGGTGCAGAGACTAAGGTGATGACTTGCACATTCGACTTGATCAAGCGTGTAAACGCAAACATGGACAAGACTAAGGTTCAGGTAATCGACAAGTATGGCCGTACAGCATGGGTAACAGTTCAGCAGGCTGCTAACGATGAGATTCCAGTCTACAAAAATGGCCCAGCTGCATTGGCACATGGATACAGCAAGACTATCGTCGGCCAGGATAAGCTGATCTCATTCATGAAGAGCTGGTTGAATGTTTACAATCCTCGCAAGTGGGATGCAACAACTCGTACATGGTCTGAGTCTACTGATGATAAGTATCTCTCAAAGTGCCTCTGTGAGCTTACTCCAGATGATCTCAAGAAGATCTTCGCTGGCAATGTAGAAGATCTCAAGGGTTTCGTAGAGGGCTTTGGTTCAGTTCGCTTCATCGGTACTGTAGGTTTGCAGCCAAACAAGGAAGGCGATAAGCTCTACAATCTCGTATGGCCAGAGGTTGGTTCAACTTGCTCAATTCGTGATACTAAGCGTTTCGAGCCAGTTCGCACTATCAACAGCTATATGAACGGCAGCAACGCTAAGTGGATTCTTGATGTATGTGATATTAAGGAGTATGCTCCAGCACCATCGCAGCCAACAACGATTCCAGCTGGTACACCAAACTCAGAAGTATTCGCTGGCGCACCTGATGTAGCTCCTACAGATCTGAATCTCATTCAGCCTTCAGACGATCTTCCATTCTAATGGATGCATACGAGACTTTGTTAAATAAAATCAATGATCGCCAATCGTGTTATTACATTAGTGATAATACGGTTGGCATTATTGTAAACAAGTGTCATTGTGACTTAATAGAATGCAAAGATGTTAATGAAGAATACGTTGACACTTGGGATACTATAGAGATTCCGAATATAGGTATGTTCGATGTTAATATCTGGAGAAGTGAACAATTGCAAGTTACGCTGTATCCAATAATAAACGAACGTACTGAGTTCAGTATATTTCATTCACTAAAATCCCAGAAACAGAAGAAGTAGGGGGCTAACTTACTAGTTATGAACATTTCAGCAAATAAACCCAAAGAACATACAACCACTTACAAGGAAATATTGGAAAGAGTTCATAACGATGAGAATGTATTGCTTTCCATATACTTAGAGGTGGTCAAGATTCCATGTCTGATAAATTCTCCATTACGAGACGATAAGAAGCCATCATTTCGCTTCTTAAAAGACAGATATGGAAATATACACTGGATTGATTTTACCACTGGAGAAAGCGGCAATTTGATCGATTTCTTGATGGCTTATCTTAAGCTTAATTATGAAGCGTTAATCGACAGATTAGACACAGATACTGGTGGCCCAAGCTTGCCGAGAGGCACTAAAGCCAGGGCAGAAAGACTAGCTAAGAATAGCAAGAAATTAAATAGATGGACATTAGCAGCTACACATAGAGAATGGCAACAATATGATGTCGAGTATTGGGCATCTTACGGAATTACATTAGAATGGTTAAAGAAAGCTAATGTATTCCCAGTTCAGTTCATCTGGTATATTGGAGAAGATGGAGACAAGTTCTATTTTCCAGCAGAGAAATATGCTTATGTCTATTACGAAATGAAAGATGGAATCACAAGATGTAAAGTATATCAACCTTACAGCACGAAACGAAAATGGCAATCCAATCTAACTGAAGATATATGGTCATTATGGACATTATTGCCTAAGACTGGCGATAATGTATTCATCACATCATCATTAAAAGATGGCCTTAATTTATATATAAACACTGGTATTCCATCTGTATCTATGCAGGGCGAAGGTTACGAGCCAAAACCTCAGATTATAGAGGAATTGAAACGTAGATTTACTAATGTCTGGATCTTCTTTGACAATGATTATAAGAATCCGAATAATCCAGGCAGAACTGACGCTAAGAAGCTGTGCAAGAAATATGGCTTATTTTACGTTGAAATTCCAGCTAGGTATGAAGCAAAAGATCCTAGTGATCTGTATAAGAAATATGGCCATCAAATGTATATGGGAGCAATTAAAGAAGCAGTAAAAACAGCTCAATACGCAAAATTTATCAATGAATAAAATTAGACCGACATTCTATGTCGTAAATAGATACGGAGAACTATATCGTATTGCAGAGGGTGACGGATCAAATCTAGATCAATGTGATATTGACTCTGGATTTGTAGATTACATAATCCTTGAGAAGAAGTTATTGAATGACAATGAAGAGCGAATCAATAACCATCCGTATGATGATGGTGCAATGATTTTGCTTACTCATCCATACGATAATTTCAAAACTTGTGAACAATGTTTAAAGGCCATTGTAAAGAACGGATGGCTTGCAGAATCAACTTATTTTATACTAGAAGATGACTCAATACTTGACTGAAGACGGCAGCAAAATAGCACTTGGCGATAAAATTACAGTAACAATAACCGAAACGTATGAGGATAAAGAATTTACTCATATAATTTCTATTATACTTGATGCAAAACTCGCTAAGAAGCTTACAGAAGAAGGTGCATTGAAGCCAGACGTGCCTGTAGAAATGGCTAAATTCGAGAGAATTCTACAGGAATATTCGCATTATTCTGGTGTCGAAGTATCTAAACTAAGAGATTCATTATATATAGCAGCAAACGTTAGCGCAGAAGCATTCTATGCATTGCTGATATACATGAATGATCTTGTTGAAGGAGCTACCGACATCGAATACGATGAAGCTACTATCGTAACTGATGTAATGTACAATTATATTACGAAGGGGAAATAATGGAGAATAAGAAAATTAAGAACGTCAAAACCAGAGAGTTTGATGGCATAAAGTTTAGATCAGATTTAGAGCTAAGAGCTTACAAAGTATTAAAAGCCAGTGGTCTTAATTTTTCTTATGAACCAGAATCTGAAGTGTTATTAAAAGGCTTTAAATGTGACGTACCTCGCTTTATCAAAGGTAAATGGTGCAAAGAAGGCGAGAAACTACGTGACTGGACTTATACACCAGATTTCGTAATCGAGACAGATTCTAAGAAGATCTATGTCGAGATGAAGGGATTTGGGAACGATACTCTACCTCTGAAAAGAAAGATGTTTTTATACAAACTATGTCTTCAAAGATTAGAGGCACTATTTCAAGGTAAAACAGAAGAGTACTGGGAAATATACAAAATCTCAGAACTAGAAAAATTAGTTAAAGAACTATGAATAACATTATAGAGAAGAACAATCTCATCAAGCGCATTAACGAAAATGAAGATCTCAAGAATTTCGTGAAGAGCAATTGTGATGGAGTTTGGACTAAGCTTGGCTACGATAAGCTTATTGATTTGACAGTTAAGTTTGGCAAGAAGCTGACTAATTTCAGAATCAAGAATAAGCAGCTTACTACAATGCTTCGTAACTCAGTCAATGCGCTTTCTGAAGCTAAAGATCAGTCAAATGAACTCATGTGCGAATATGCTAAGTCTCGCCAGGCTGTGCGTTATTATCACAAGTGTTTCAATGACGAAGATGGCGTTAGCTTGATGTATATCGCTAAGGAGCTTTGCGTTAATCCAATCGAGCTTCGTAAGTTCTTGGAGGCCCAGGGCTTCGTTGTAGAGGCTCCTTGGTCTGGTAAGCGTAAGCGTTATGCTTGTGTAGATCCAGAGAACGGCAAGTGGTATCATGGAGGTAAGCACTATAAGTTCACTTATAAGGGCTACGAGCGCATCAAGGTTTTATTCACTATTAATAACTAAAAACATGGAATTGATAAATAATAATCAGTATATAGAATTGCATACACTTGTCCAAAATCTTGGATGGAGAAGAGATAGTGTACTTAGACTCGTCAAAAGGTTACTTACACAGAAAGGTGGAGTAACTGATTATCAGGTAGTTACATATAAAAGAAAACAATCTACTGGATCAATCAATGGCGTTGAGCGTTTTAAAGATATAACAGATTATAAACTCACAATGAAGGGAGTTGAGCTAATTTGCTTATCGTTAAAAGGAGAGCAGGGTGATGCATTTCGTAAAGCTGCAATAGAATTGTTCCATCAAACTGCGGCTGCTAAGCTTCAGGATGAGGTAGCTCTCTCTATGAATGAGCGTGCAATCGTTACTCTCCAAAATCAGTTTACTACATTACAGAGTCGAATAGTAGCTCTTGAGAATCTTGATATAGACAAGCGTCTTGATGCAGCTTCAACAGCTATATCTACAATTGAGGCTCGTGTCAATAAAGCTTCAGAATGGGCTGTAGAGCAAATGAAGAAGGACGCAGCAATTGAGCGTCAGCTTGTTCTAATTAAGAAGATTGCTGAAGCTGGTCCTACGAATTATGAGCCGCGTAAGAATACTCTTGCTCAGATTTGCAAGGTAATCAAGATGAAGCTTGCTGACGCTAAGAAGAAGCTTTCTGTAGCCCATGTAGATTCTAAGTATTTCGTCACCAAGACAGATAAGTACGGCGAATACGATGAGTTCACTCTCGAAGGCGTAAAGTGGCTTAAGGCATATTTAAAGAATTCTGGTTGGAATTCTCTTGTCAAGAAGGAAACACCAAAGTGGATGGATATTGCTGAGTTGGCTGCAGAACTAAATATTCCACAGACTGCTGTAATCGAGTATCTCTACAAGAAGGGCGTAATTAGCTCTACAAAGACTCTGAAGATCACTCCATTCGGTATGCGCAATTACTATGCTAAGTATTTCGGTGAGACACTTATCATTTCTCCTGAGTTCATTGCAATAATTAAGAAGGCGTTCTAATGAAGAAGATATTCATTCTAATTCTGATAGCATTCTCATTACAAGCTGAGGCTCAAGAGAGAGATACGATACCATTGACAGTCCACAAGAATCACATCTATTTTTACGCAGTTGATACTAATAACGATTGCCTTAGAATTTTGGTTGATACTGGGGCTAAAATGTGTGTCGTATTCGACAAAAAAGTGTTAATAAACAAAATAGGCTACAGGATGCATCTCGCTGGACTTAATGGTTCGTCCAAAGTTACTACAATAGGTACTCTAAAGACGAACTTATTTGAGACTTATGCTTATCGTGTTAAAGAAAACAAACCGTACGATGCTATCATTGGATTAGATTGGATGATTGAGCATGAGGTTATAATTGATTTACCAAACAAGCGGCTAATATATAAGCCGTAGTCATTCGGAAGACTTAAAAACACTTACTGAAGAGGCCGAACGAGACAGTGCCTGGGAGCAATCCTGGGCACTGTCTAAATAGGGAATATTCCCGCAAAACTTAAAAAACTTAACAAATGATAACTACTGCATATCAGTTTATAAACAACAACAAGCCAGTCGTTAATCAAATTGTAATATTTGAAACTGGACGAGGTGTAAATCGCGTTACATTTCAGAGTTACGAGACACCAGTTTGCTGCATTGATTCTCAGCATAAGACTATTACCTTCAAGGAATGGTTTCCAGAAAATAAGAATAAATTTTGGTCTAAGACAACAAGAAAGTATTTGTACAAATTTCTTTATCAGCAAGGATTCGGTTTTTGGAATATAAAGACTCTCAGAACAGCCATTGCTGACAAGAGTTTTGAACGTTATCATGTAACTTGGAAAGTAAAATATGTATTCTAAAGACAAATGGGCAATTGGCGTTCCGTTCACTAGGTTTATTTGGCATGGTGAATGGAACGCCCCAGAAGTCGCTATGTGCGGCACAAGAGTTAATTATTGCGATTTTGAAGACATTGTTTGGCATGAAGTAGAGTCGATATTTGATACCAAAATTGATGATTGGGAAGATTTCGATATTCATTTCAATAAACTCAAACATTGCGATAAAGTCGGTATTTATAATAAAGTTAAGAGTTTGTTATGCGAGTGAGTAATGGCTTGGAATCAGAAAGATTGGGATGAATACAGCGAAGATATAGACGAAAGAATGCGCAAAAGATGGTCTGGGAATGTAGATCTAGGTGCAACGTCTGAAGAGCCTGTAGAACAGCCTAAAATCGAGGAAAAGCCACAATGTATAACAGAAGAGAGGGCTGTATGGACTCAGCTCTCTCTATTTGACTAAATTATGGCTATAATTAACGAAAAGACTTGTAAGGTTGATAAATCATCAATCAAGGGAAACTGGGATGCTAACGCTTGGTTTGCGGCCCTTATGATCTATAATGATATTGATATAAACGAAGGAATTGACTATCTTCTAAAGCGAGAGCTTGTTGACGATGATGGCAAATTAAAGAAGAGTGCCGAATTAACATTAGTAAACATTGCTAAGAAGAATACTCTTGACGTTGTTAAGTCTAGCTCATTTATGGAAGTTGCAGAGGAATTCAAGAAGATTTGGCCTAAAGGCAAGAAGCCTCAAACCAATAATCCTTGGTGTTGCTCTGTAATTTTATTAGCTAAGCGACTCGAACAATGGAACAAGAAGTACAATACCGCTGGATATACCAATAATCAGATTATTGAAGCAGCAAGGATGTATGTAGAAACAAATAAGTCATCAGAATTCATGCGTACAGCAGAATATTTTATATTCAAGAATGATTCTAGTCGAGAGACTAGCGATTTGCTTAATATACTTGATGATCCAAGCTGCTTGAACGAAATGTCCGCAAGGAATGATATGTTTAAATTAGCATTTTAACAATGAAAGAATATAAATTTAGAATAGACGAGAGTCACGTAGCATTCATTACTGTTAAATGTGACGATAATGTTACTTATTCAGAGGCCAAAGAAAAGGTTAAAGATCGTTATCTTAACGATGAATTTAGTCTAACACGGACTTGCTACGATATAGACAAAGCAGACTATAATGATGACGAGGCTGACGAAGTAATAACAATTACCGATGAAGAACTATGATGAAGAGATTGATTTTATAATCAATCATTATTCAGAAGCAGACGCATTAAAGAAACTTGAAGAGCTTGATCGTGACTTTAAGAAGCACTTTCGAGCCATTCAAGAGGCGTATCAGCGAGCTAAGTATTATGGCTCTCAAATAAATAGTGCATTACGAATCTTAAGAAGCAAATTTGAATGAATGCAGAAGATATAAAGACAATTGTAGAGAATCTATTACCAGGCGAGAGATTGAGAATTATTACAGATCTCGTATATAATGGTACATCTGCAACATTCACTATTGATCGAGAAGATTTGACTATTACGAATTCTTGCGTAGTAAGAATAGATGGAAGAGATAAATGTGCTCCGTTTGCAGACTATGGCGGCATTATTTATCTTGATGTTAAGTCCATAAAAATGATAATAAATGTTATTAGATAATATAATCTGGAAGGCAGATGAAGAAACATACAGGAATACTGGAATACATTATAGCGATATTAGCGACTTTATTTCCACAGGCTTCCGTCAATCATGGGAAAAAGTCAGAATCCAGACAAAAGCGTTGACAATTGGATCAGCTGTCGATTGTATTCTTACAGATGGCGGCTGGGAAGAGTTTGAAAAGCGTTATTACCTTAATTCAGAATCTATAGATGAGAAAGTTGTCGGTTTGTATCAATACGCTGGTGGTCTTAAGTATAATGACATTAGCGACGATGTTAAAATTGAGTACCTTGATAATATTTCTTATTGTCAGAAGATGAAGCCAGAGACTCGCCTTGAGAGATTAAATGCTCTCCAGGGCCAGTATGACACATATTTCAACAATAAGGATAAACAAGCTGTAACTCTTGAAGAGTACGATGTGATTCGTAGCTGTGTAGATGCAGTTAAGAAGGATCCTAAGCTCTGGTTTATGGAGAAGTCTGGCAATCGTACAGAAGGCGATATAGAGATCTATTTTCAGCCTAAATTTAAGACTACGATAAATAATGTCGAATACGCAATTATGTTCGATGTATTACTCGTAAATACGTACACGAAGACTATCTATCCAATGGATCTCAAGACAGCTTCTGTAGAGGAATGGAATTTCGTTGACAACTTTAAGAAGTATCATTACGATGTTCAGGCTCATCTCTACACAGCTGTGCTTACCAAGATTCTCGAAGACAACGGAATGAATGATTTTACTATGGAGAATTTCACATTCATAGTAGTCGGTAAACAGACATTCACGCCTCTTACATGGGAGTATGAAGACTCTCGTCGTTATGAAGAGACAATAAAGTATCCTACTTATGTATCTAAGCCAGTTCTGGAATTGGGCCATCAGCTTGCTATTTATAAAGCAACAACGCCAAAAGTTCCAGTAGATATAGATATAGAAAACAACAATTCAATTTGCAACAGACTATGATCAAATATTTTAAGAATCGTCAAGGAAAGAGAGAAGCATTTAATATCAGCAAGCCACATATTAAGTATCTCAAGGCTCTCAAAGAAGTTGGTGCGCTTACTCGAAACAAGATTGCTCTTAAGCAGTTCGAGAATAAGTTTATAGAAGAGGCTGGATCTTGCGACGTTATCTCAGCAGCAGCGGTGAACGCTATAGTTATGGATATGCTCAAGGAAGCTTGCGTAGATGCAGCCATAGCTTATGATCGTTATTGCCAGCAGAAGAAGCATTATCGTGATCTCGTCAAAGAGAAGAAGGCACGTATTGCAGCTTACATTAACTCAAACAATAACGCTAACGCAACAGTCGATGACAATAGTAATGTTCAGACAAAGACTGTAGGTACGCTTAATGCAGAGATCAACAAGAAGGATAATATCGCACTCAATAGAGGAATGATGATGGATAAGCTTGCTGAACTATTCCCTGATTTCGATCATAAGCAGTATTTGCGTGACCTTAAGAATCACATAATTTACAAGCACGATGAGTCAACAAGTAACTCAGGAGCGACAATGCCATATTGCGTCTCAATCTCAATGTATCCATTCATCAACAATGGACTCAAAGGATTCGGGTACAAGGCTGGCGCACCTAAACATTTACTTAGCTATTGTAGCACTTTTTGCAATCTTATATTTGCCACTGCTGCTCAGTTCGCAGGAGCTGTAGCTACGTCAGAATTCTTTGTATTCTTCGATTATTTCGTAAGAAAAGAGTTCGGCGATGAATGGTACAAAGATGAGAAGATTAAGAAGCAGATTTGTCAGTATTTCCAGATGGTAGTTCATACTATAAATCAGCCAGCTGGCGGTCGAGGTCAGCAAGCTTGCTTCTGGAATGTGTCAATCTTTGATAGATTCTATTTCGAGTCAATGTTCTCAGGTATGATGTATCCAGATTTTACATCACCAGTATGGGATAGCATTAGCGAGCTTCAGAAGCTATTTCTTGTTTGGTTTAGAAACGAGAAGCTGATTGTACCTATGAGTTTTCCAGTAGTAAGCTACTCAATGCTTACCGATGGCAAGGGTACTTATCTGGACGAAGATACATTCGACTTTATGTGCGATAGCTTCTCTAAGGGTGACGATAGCTTCGTTTACAACTCTGATTCAGCTGACTCTCTTGCATCATGTTGTCGTTTGAAGAATGAGATTGATACTAAGGAGTTCAATTTCACCAATGGCAATATCGGTATTCAGACTGGCTCTAAGTCGGTAATTACCTTGAATCTGAATCGCATTATTCAGAATGAGGTTAATGGTAACGAACGCCTTGAGGATGTTGTAGATCGTGTTCATAAGTATCAGATAGCTTACAATGAGCTTATGTGGGATTCTTATAACGCTGGTTTGCTTCCTGTATATGAGTCTGGCTATATTGATCTTGATAAGCAGTTCTTGACAATAGGTATCAATGGCTTGCATGAGGCAGCTGAGTTCCTTGGACTTGAAGTTAGCGACAATGAAAAATACCAGAAGTTCTGTGATGGAATCGGTAAGCGTATATCTTTATCAAATGAAGCAGCAAATGGCATTTATTTCGGTCATAATGTAAAGTTCAACTGTGAATATGTTCCAGCCGAATCTCTTGCCGTAAAGAATTATAATTGGGATAAAGCTGATGGTTATAAGGTTCCAGAGGATCGCAATCTGTACGCGTCTTATGTATTTATTCCATCTAAGACTACTGATCTTATGACAAGAATTCGTATGCATGGTACTAAGTACCTCTCTTCAATGTCTGGTGGTTCAGCTTGTCATTTGAACATTGATAAGCCTCTCGACAAAGAGCAGTATAAGCAGCTGTTCTCTTATATGTCTAAGGTTGGCTGTTCGTATGCTACATTCAATCTGATATCTTCAGAATGTAATGATTGCGGCTATATCGCTAATGAGCCTCTCGAAGTATGTCCTAAGTGCGGCGGTAAGCACATTACTCCGTACACTAAGATTATTGGCTATAGAACTCCAGTAACAAGCTGGACTGAAGCTAGAAAGATTGAAGGATTTGGTTTAGGTAATATAAAAGGTAGATATTATGGAAAGTAAAACAAGGTGGACTGTACTCTTGTTTTTCGCATTCATAGTTCTCAACATCGCATTTGTATTTGCAACAGCAAAGCATTATAGCGATGAGAATAAGAATATTGAAGCTCAGCTCTCTATTAAGAGGGCTGAACTCAAGGCTCACGAACTTAAATACGAAGAAGATACAGCTTATTACAAACAAGCTATTCGTGATATGCAGTATATGCAAGATTCGCTTATTAGCGTAATTCTCGAATACGAACTAAAAGACATCCAGGAGTCTTAAACATCCACACCGACGAGACTGGACGAAACACCGCTGTGATAGCGGTGTCTGTGGTCAATAAAATTAACTAAAATGGAAGAAACAGGACTTAAGCTTGTTGATGTTGAACAATACAACAAGAAGATAGCTAATATGCAGAAGCGATTGGACAACTCCAGGGAATTCTTCAATGAGGTTGCTGATCTATTCCGATGCAAGTATAATGATATTTCTGAATTTGTAGCGAAAGCTCATGCAGAAGGTAAGACTGTAGACCTTCGTATGTATCTTATGGTTGAAGCACATTTGATCCAGAGAATCAATGAAACGCTGAAGATCCTTGAGAGGTACGGAGAGAAAGTAGAGTACATAAAGTATGATTATAATAAACTCTGGTTCTAATGGGAAATAAGTATAAATACGCAGATCTGAAGATCATGTGGCACTATGGCTGTGAAGAAGATCACATTTTTGTTGGTATTGGTATAACTGAAGATGAACCAAATGACTACATGATTAGTTACTATTTTGAGGATTACGAAGAATTGCTTGATTCTCTTAATTGGTGCGATACAAATCACGATTTCTACACAATTGCCATTGATGGCGTATATGAAGAAGTATGACAAATAAGGAATTCACAAATCTCTGCAAAGAATTGGATCTTACATTGATGAAGAAGACTGTGATGATTACGATGCCTACTCAGACATCGCTTTGTGCATTCTTTTATGTAAATGGACGGCTTCATTCTATAGAAAAGAAATCTAATTGCAGAACAGCTCATTTGCACGAAAATTACAATAGATACTGCCGGTTTAGAACTATCTACAGCGATAAATCTATTGCAAATTTCACGAATAGAGTAAAGGACGTAATGAATTTAGGCAATGTTGAACTTAATCTAGCTTACTAATGGGAAAGATCGGTTTTAAGCAAGACACAACCAAAGATGTTGAGAAGGTTTATAAGACTCTTAAGGCCTACAATAAGGCTCTCGATAACCTCAAGACTAAGGATCCAGATAAGTACGAAGAAGTATTAGCGACAATCGAAAAAGAAGAGAATCCAGAAGAGGAAGAGGGCTCACTTGTTCAGCCAGTAACAACTCTGGAGATTGCTGGTGCTATATATTTCTTCAAGAGACTTATGAAGGGCAAAGATCAGGTATCAGAGATATTTGGTACACAGTTTATTAACACAGATTATACACCAATCCAGGAGGCTGCTGTAAATAACGTAGATGGACACAGCGAATCCGTAGAAGTAGAAGAAGATGGCGAAGAAGATTAAAACAAATAAGTACAGAATCATTCTAAATATGACATCAGAGTATTATGGTGGCAAGCCAATTCTGAATAAGTCGTTTGAGTTTGAATCAGAAGAGAATTTAACAAATCTTAGAGCTTTGTGGACTTTCTATTTTGCTGGTTCACAGACAAATTGGCGTATCGAAAAAATAGAAGACAATGAATGATGATGTAATTTCAGAGGCACTGCAGCAATTTTACGATGACATTGAAGCCGTAAAGGTTGATTGTGTCGGTATGAACAAAAGCGATCTTGAGACAGTAAAAGAAGATCTCTCTCATTTTATTAATCTTCTTGATTGCTGGATTGTAGAAGCTAAAGAGTAAAAAAACAATGGGTGGGCTTAGGCTCACCCTTAACTATTTATTATTATGAATAAACTCATTTGGGATATAGCTATCCTTGATCACAATATAAACCAGGTTGTATTGGCAGATGTTGTATTGCCAGCAGATTTCTTCAATCATGGAACTACAGAGGACGTATTAGTCTATCTTGGATTCGATGTAGAAAATTGCGACTATATGATGTCTCTCAAGGAAACTCACAAAATAAGTGTTGTTAAAAATCATTATAACCTGACAAAGAAATGAAAATATTAATAAAAAATAATGCATTCAGCGACGAAAGCTGGAAGAAGAATGGTAAGAATTTCACATTCCTTAACGGCAAATGGGTAGAGCCTCTATTCCGAAAAGTAAAAGATAATGCTGGTAACGAATGCTACACAAATATGTTTGATAATCAATTCGTAGTTGATACTCATATTGGTGCAGTTACCGTAATGCAGAACCAAATACTTGCTGTAAAGGACGATATTCGTCAGGATTATTCAGTATCAAAATGGAATGGCAGAGCTTACCTTACAGCTAATTTGATGGACGTAAAGAAGCGCATTGCAGATATGCCTTGCAAAAAGTGTCACGAATTGAGAAGCGAGACTGACTACTTAGAACTTAAGCACGAAGGTAAGATTTTGAATTTCAAGTTCAAGATTCCAGTAGGATTTCATCATTATTGCGCAGCTATTGACTTATTTAAGCACAAGTGCTATAAAGACGAAATGCTTGATTATGGATTTCAGCCAGTGTTGAGTCCTGATATCGAGAAATATGCAAGCATAATCGACAAATATAAGTTCTATAGCCCAAGATTTGACGATATGTTGGATTACTATAAAGATATATTTCATTTTGTTGTTGGAACATTTCGTTGCACTTATGATACAGCTAAAAATACAATATTAATAGAAAACAGACGTAAGAAATTCGCTCATGAAAATGTATCTAAAGCTGTAAAGGAAAACTTATTTAGTTTCATGCCGCTAGCAAACGCTCCAAAATGTTGGTGTGACTACGAATACAAAATCAGAAGTAAAGTATCAAGCATTCTTATCAGGAAGGAAATATCAATCAATGCATTAGCCGAATTTCAGTTGAATGTTTTAGAAGCATTTGTTTATAATATTAACGATTACAAAGAAATTAAATGAAAGTATATACATTGAGAACACTAAGATCGTGGACTCAGAAAAATATTTACGTAAAGAGGATTGCCGACAAGGATAATCCTTATGCGATCTTTAAGGAAACTGGTAATGGCGATACATCGTTCATTATGAAGGGTAAAAATCTCAAGACGTTGACTGGCATTGTAGATACTATGCGCCGTCAACACATTGAGGAATACGTTCGTGCCAGAAAAGTCATTCATAGAAGAGCTTACTAATGAAATTCCTAAACACAGAAGTATTGCTGAGAGAAATCCCAAACGAGGTCTCTCTTGGCTTTTGGATAAGTGGTTGTCCAAATCATTGTCATGGTTGCCATTCGCCAGAATTGTGGGAAGACAAAGGCGCAGATTTTGATATCGATCACATTGAGTTCGAGTTACAGAATCACCTGATTGCTCTCCAGGAACCAATAACTTGCGTTGCATTCATGGGTGGCGATCAAGATCCTCAGAAGGTAATTGAAGCAGCTTATAGAGTAAAGTTCTTGTATCCTAATATCAAAGTAGCCTGGTATAGCGGCTCAGATTTAGATATAGATCGCCATCTCTATGAGATCTTTGATTATCTTAAGACTGGCCCATATAAAGCAGAATTAGGGCCTTTAACAAGTAAAACTACTAATCAGCATTTTTATGTTAACAAAGATGACGGGTTTGAAGAAAGGTTCTTCCATGAATGATCAGCAGTGGTATTATCTCACTAGCCTCTTAAGGGTATTTTTCGGTAACGATATCGAAATGCTACAGATGACTCTCTTGGCAGAAGCAAATAGAGACGAGAAAACCATTAAAGAGCTGGCTCATTCAGTAATTATGTATATTAAGGATTGTATAAATGAATCATACGATGAAGAAGACAATTAAGATGCTCTGGAGGCTCTGGAAAGCTACTCCTTGGAGCGTAAGCTACAGATCTGTAGTGAAGATATATGGGCAATACAAGTTTGACGATTTCAGTATCCTGTGCAGACGCAGCTGTTCTGGTGGACTTTTCTACACATTGTATTTTGTAGTTGGTGATAATAATTATGAATTTTTCTTATGGCAAAGATAAATATAGCACTAAAAGAAGGAACTCCGCTTCCATTTCAGAAGCACAAGACAGATTTTTGTGTTGATTTTGTAGCAGTATCAGAAGAAGAAGTATCACCTAATGTATGGAAGTATGGCCTTGGTATCAAGATGGATCTCTCATCATGCAAGAGAATGCACGATTCTAATGATCTTGATGAAATGGTAATATCTTACAGACTGGCTCCTCGTAGTTCAATCTGGAAGACTGGTATGGTACTCTCTAATTCGGAAGGTATTGTAGATGAAGATTTTCGTGGAGAAATATCAGCTGTATTTTATCATGTAATGCCAGATATGCCTCGCTATAAGGTCGGAGACCGTGTTTGCCAGGGCTATATTGGCTTTACAATGCCAGTAGAATTTAAGGTGGTAGATGAAACTAAATTATCAAAAACAGCACGTGGTGAAGGCGGTTACGGATCAACAGGCAAGTAACCCCTGGATTTGCGATAACGAAACATGGGATGCTCTCGAAGATGGAGCATTCCCTTGTTAAAAATAATTTAAAATTATGTACAATTACGTAGTAAAAACAATAGGTGTAGAAGATAACATCTCTGCAATGTTCTTCAATACAAAGAAGGAAGCAAGAACTGCATACGACTCAATGTTTGCTGCTCTCATTCCGTCAATGACAGATTTCGTTAAGTCTATAGATTACTCAGATAATGCTGATACTGGAGTTTGCGATCTTGAGATAGATTATAAAGATTGCTCTAAATCATCTGTAAGACTTATTAAGACATCCGATTATATATATGAAGCAGTCTCAGATAAGATTGATGAATTCTACGAGAATAATGTATCCAGATGCGTTATAGAAGGTAACGAACAAAAGTATATAGACGAGATTCTCTGTAAAATGAGAGACGAAATCATAGCAAAAGATATTGTTATGGACAAGAGTTTTATAAACGAAGTTGAATACACATTTCGTGACGAATTTGATTTCTACGAAGACTAATGGGAGCAATAAGAAACCGAGTATTTAAGACTATTCGAGAGAATAAGAAGAATATCGAGAATGGCGTAATGAACTGCATTCCTTGGCCAATTCCAAGCATGAGATCAACGATTCCTGGTATTCGCCAGGGAAAGTATTACATGATCACAGCTCAGCAGAAGGTTGGTAAGACGCAGCTCAGTTGTTTTGTGCTATTTGAGGCTATTTTGTACGCATATAAGCATAAGAGTGATATTCATCTAAAGATATTCTGTTTTCCTCTTGAAGAGACTCCAGAATTGATTATGGAGAGATTTATCTCGTATGTGCTACATAAGGCCGATTCAAATGTAAGACTTACAGCTACCGATATGGAGTCTATTTCTAAGGGATTAAGTGATGATTATCTCAATTTGATTACGAAGGATCCAGAGCTTATTAAGCTTCTTGATTTCTTCGAGAGCGTCATTACATTCTCCGAAGAGAGAACTCCTACTGGTATCTGGAAAGTGTGTAGTCGCTATGCAGATGAAACTGGCGATATTGAATATGAAGAATATCCAAAGCCAGATGGAACTGTAGGCAAAAGGAGAGTTGGTTATACTCAAGGAGATAAAAAGGAGTACAGAATTATCTGGGTAGATCACTTAGGTTTACTTGGTACAGATAATTCAGCTCCTACGATTCGAGAGGCTATTCAACAGATGAGTTCGTTGTATTTCGTAAAATTAAGGAATATTTACAATTTTACGATTTTAGCAGTACAACAGCAAATGGCCTACGATACTATAGACGCTTTCAAGCTAGATAAGATTGAGCCTAGTGCAACAAACTTGTCAGATAACAAGGCTACAGCGAAGGATGTCAATACAATGATTGGCCTCTGGAGTCCTTATATGCTTGGAAAAGATACAATAGCAGATTGTCCAATAAGCTTTAGAAGATTGACTCATTTTGGTCGTATCTTAAAGGTATGCGTTAATCGAGATGGTATTTGTGGAGATAGTTATCCTCTATTCATGGATGGTGCTGTATCTTCATTTGAGCCAATGACCGCAGAAACTATAAATGAGCAATATACTAGAGCAGCAATATTAAGCAAATAACATTAGAAGAATTTAAATCTAAGTTTTATCATACGTTAGAAAATTTAGCGGTTACAGATAGCATATATTGTAATAAGTCAATAGAACTTCTTGCAAATGGAGATGCTAATGTCAAAATTTCGTATGATAAAGCAGAAAACGATTTTATAATAGATAGCTATGCTATTAGCACAGATCCAGATTTTCGTTGGGAATGGGTAAATAGCGTGTATTTAAATAATAATGACACAAATCCTACAATTAACGACATTAAGTGTATAGCAAATAATACAGTAACTAAATATAACAAAACAATGGAAAATTATAACAAAACAAAAGAAAATATAGAAAATAATAATAAAACAGTAGATAACGTCAACCACCCTAAGCATTATACAAGAGAGAACGCTATTCAGTGCATTGACGAAATGGTAATGGTATTCGGTATTGAAGAAACAATGCATTTCTGCAAGCTCAATGCCTGGAAGTATCGCTATCGTGCAGCGGACAAGAACGGTGCAGAAGATATCGCTAAGTCTGACTGGTACATGAATAAGTATAAGGAACTCTCAGATAAGTTGGTTGAGAAGCAGTATGTAACAACTATCACTAAGTAATCGAATGACTAATATCAAGACAAATGACTTTGTTAAGATGTTAAAGAAAAATGGCTACTATTCAGTAAGAATGAATGGTAGCCATGAAATATTCGAGAACAAAGAGGGAGATAGTTTGTGTGTGCCAACTGGTAAGAGAGAGATGTGTGGTCCAATGGCAAAACGATTAATTAAAGAACACAATTTAAAATAAATTAACAATGAGTTATTATAGCGAAGTCAAGCTTAAGGCTGGCGTAAAAATACAGAACAAGGTTGCTGAGATTGAAGCAAAGCACGGACACAAGTTGTTCGCAAAAGTTAAGGATTCAGAAAGTGATCCAGAATTTAAGATTTACAGCGGTATTGGAAAGTGGTATAAAACAGATCCAATGGTTGCTGAGTTTATGCGCTATCTAGAGGATATAGAAGAAGAAGATTGCCTCAATGACGAACCTATGGATATAGAGCGCAATTTCTGTTTCCTTCGCGTTGGAGATGGCATTGATTATCAATACGATGATATTGAATATCTTGCTTGTTCTCCATACATGAATACAACATTGAGAGTCGGAATTATAGAAGACTAATATGAAGTTCAAGGTAACGTACACAGATAAATTGACTAGCAAGGCTCACGAATTCACTCTTGATGCAGCGAGCCTTGACTATGCCAAATGGCACGTAGAAGGCTATTTTGAGACCTTTCTAATCGATGCTGACAATGTAACTATAACGGAAGTAAAATGAGCAAAATAATCAAATTTGGAACGCCATGCTGTCCTATGTGTAAGATGATTGGCGAATACATGAAGAAGAATAACATCGAGTTTGAAGATGTAGATATGTCAGATCCAGCAAATAAGCACTATGAAGAGGAATATCAGATTCGTAATATTCCTGTAGTAGTAATTGATGGAGAGATTTATCGCACAGCTCTAGACGCAAAGAAGGCAATCGATAATCTTTTAAAGTAATTTAATATGGAATCAGAGAGATTTAAAGCATTCCAGGAAATGGCTACCAAGCTTTGTGAAGAGCAACCAAAGATCAATTTAGCAATGTTTTACATAGATACAATGGAGAGGCTTAATCTTGCTATTTCCGTAATGCCTATGAAGGTAAGAGCTAATTATTGCAAGTTGATTGCACGTTATGAAAAAGAGATGACAGCTCTTGCAGAAGAGGAAGCAAAAGAGTAACTTTGCCGAAAAAATAAATTATGAGTTATACAGATGATGAGTTACTGAAGAAAGTAGCTGCTGCGAAGTATATTGCTGGTAAGGCGGTTGGAGCTGAGAGTAAACCTATTAAAGAGAGATACGAGAGAATACAGGGAGGTTTGGCTAATCCAGATCTAGCTCCAGGCGAAATGATCACTGATGGAACTTACGGCACTAATATGAGCAAGCAAGCTATGTCGGCTATTATTTCTGGTGTAGACGAAGGGAAAAACGGCGATGTAATTACTGAGGGAAGTTTGAATGATGAACAATTAGATTTGTTAAGAAGAGCTATCGCTATGGATATGTCGCAGAAAGGCGGCAGATCTGGAGTAGTTGATGGAGATAATATAATCCCAGCAATGCTTGGTTATAGTCGAATCGATGATGCTGGCAGAGCAAATACCGTTAAGGGAGTATTTGGCGCAGCAAATAATAATATCGAGTCGTTTATACCAAACACATTGGGAAGCTTTGGTTACGAGATTGATGAAGACGGAAACGCATGGGTGAATGACGTATTTGATTTCTCCAAAACTAAAGATGGCTCAAATCACACAATGGCAAGAAAGATGCTGGGTAATTCTCTACAAGAAAAGAATAGCGGAGAGAATTATAATGCTCCACGAAGCGTATTTAATCTGGGTAATATCTATGATTTATTGGGCGAAATGTCTGACAAAACAGACTGGACTGGCACAATAAAACAAGGTGATTATTCAAGATTAAAGAAGGGTGAAGCACCAGCTTATCTACAAGAAGAAGATACTGATTGGTTCTAGTAACTCTAAAGGGTGGGTAGTTTTACTACTCATCCTTTTTCTGTATTTAAAAACATTAAAACTATGGTAGATATTATAAAAGAAGTAGAGCGAGATAGGCAAATGCTCTACACAAAGAATGAAGTTATTGATTTATTAAACAAACTTAAAGAGCAATTAACAAACAATTAAAAATTAAAATTATGGTAGAAGTAAAAATATATGTAAACGAGAAGGTTATTCGTAGAGGTGATGTAGAAAGTGATTATCATTTTCATCATTCAGAGAAATTTTCATCAGCCAAAGCAGCTCAGAAATTCGTAAAATCAAAGATGAATGACGCTAAATATCGTGGAAAGGAGACTAGCGTATTCATGGGTAAAAAGAAGGACGAAATTTCTAGACTTATAGTATTTACTGGAGAGCGTTGGATCAACGAAAATTCTGGCGAAGAGTGTTTTGGGTGTACATCTTATTGTATTGAGAAATAATGAAGCTATTAGATCAAACAATTGAATTTTTAACTCCAGAGAATTACACACTTGAGAATTCTCTTAAGATAGCAGAGCTTGCTGGTCGTACAGCTTATAAAAGTGAAGATAAGATTACCGAAGATAGTTACGAGCGTTTCTGTAACGCAATGAAGAAGAGTCAGCATTTCGCTGTTCTTGAGCATGCAACAATCTATCTGATGGTATTCTATAATTCGCAAGATCAGCAAGAAGTATTCAAGTATAACAATCTAAAGAAATTCTATACAGAGAATCCTTACAGCTATTGCTACGAAGCTGCCTATGGTAATATTCTGTATATAACTACTAATTATCGTGTAATACTTGAGCATAGTCGAGAGGACGATCTTAGATATATAAGTATGCCGCAGGCTCGTCACGTAAAGAGATATACATATAAGTGCATAACTAATCGCCAGGTGGCTAATGAGATCGTTCGTCATCGTGCTGGTGCTAGTTATCTCCAGGAATCAACCAGATATTGCGACTATAATAAGGAGAAATTTAACAATGAGTTGAATTTTATTAAGCCTTGGTGGTTTGACATTGAAGATGATACGCACACAGATTCTGACAAAGAAACTATTAAGAAGTATCTTGGTCTTGTCGAGATGACTTACCAAGGAATGAAAAATCTGTCGGCTCAGGAGAAAGCGCAGATATTGCCATTATCTACTAAGACTGAGATCGTAATGACTCTTGACGAATATGCATGGGAGCATTTCTTTGATCTTAGATTATTCGGCAAGACTGGCGCACCGCATCCACAGATGAAGCAGCTGGCCGAGATGATTTTTGACGATATGAGAAAGAGACAATTGATAATGCAAGCGAATACTGACGATAACGATTAGAGAGATGAAACGTAGTTTTAAGAAGGGATTAGAGAAGCATAATTATTTGGTAATATATTTGTCTGTAGGCAATAACGAATATCCGTTTATTCTGGACACAGGCGCACCTTACAACATTTTCAATCCAGAAGTTGTATCTAAGCTGGATAATGAGACTATTAATGAGGTGGAGCTATTAGATTCAGATGTAAGCAATATGTTTGGCCCTGGAGCAACTGGGAAGAAAACACCATTTGATAATAAGTATATAAAGTTAAACCTTTGGGGAATTGGGTTAATTAGATTTGAGTATTGTGACATGAAGGTAGCGTTTGAGCAATTTAGAAAAATCTTCGGAGAATCACCTATGGGTATTCTTGGCGGCGAATTCTTCAAGCAACATAACGCATGTATTAGTTACAAAACAAAAACTATAATAATCGATTAAGTCCTGAGGGTATTGGCACAAAAAAGTGCTGATACCCTTTTTTTTTAAACAGAAAAGCATTAACTTTGCCCCAAACATTTAATACGTATTGAAATGTCAAATTTTTGTGTAGTACTTTTTCCTGGTGACAAACACTTGGCGGCTCTCGACGCTATATTGTCTAAGCAAGGAGCTATAAAGAAGGTATCTCAGACAAGTGCAGATCTTATAACAGCATCGCATTGTATTGGAGCAGCCTTTGATGAGCTTGGCATAGACTTTGAAGAAAGTCAAGAGGTTCCTCAAGGAGTGTACGAGAAGGCTGCTTCATTGTATAGAGCTAATAACAAAGATTGTCAGATGACTCTTAGCAATGGAAATACCTATATCGTAGATCCAGTAACAAGTGAAAAATGGGCTGTAGTGGACGGCAAGTTCGTAAGTATAGATTACGCAAACGATCCAGTATTAGCTCCATTAAAAGAACTAGAGATGAATCCAGAGATGAATAAAACTGAGATTCGTCTTGCTATTCAGGAATGTCAAGATGCCTGCAATAATCTTCTCTACAAAGAGCCATTAATGGATGGCAATAGAGAACATGCAATGCGTATGGCATTCTCTTCACAGCAGCTTAATGAGCATTGTGACACAATTGCTCACTTATTCTCTGAGTATCTTACAAGAGATATCAACAGAAAGATTAAGGAATTCGAAGCTCTCGTAAATGGTATAGAGAAAGATTCTATTGCATGGGATCAAGAGTCTGTTTACGAAGCTGCTGCTATTACTAAGAATGAATCTATGTCTGACGCTTACAATAAAGAAGCGGTTCTTACTGCTCTTAGAAAGCGTTTGAATTCATTCTATGAAAATCGTTTTGAAGCAGCCAGAATCATTACTGGTGGATCAGCTTCTGTATTCAACGATGTGTTTAATGATTTAGAGGATGTAACTGATGCTATTAAAGCATTTGAAGCTGGCGATTACGCTAATTTCGCTCCAGTAGTACGTCTTGGTCTTGCAAAGATGAATATGCTTGCTGGTCTTGATCTTACTAAGCTTGGTGCAAAGAATTATGAATATCTCGCTCAGAATATAATTCCTCAGCTTAAGAAGATGTTATCTACTATCGAGAAGATCATTTCGTTTAAGAAAGAGATAATACAGCGTTCCTGTAGTAATCTTGAGACGATTGAGACAGATATGAAGGTAAATTTCAAGGAAGCTACCTCTAATCAAAAAGAAACTGATTTCCTCGAAAATGAGGATAACGAAGATAAAGAACACTGGATGACAAGTTATACCTCTGTATCCATAGAGAACTCGATGTCAGCCCAGATGAAACTCTTCTTCGCTAACATCGAACAAACCGACAATGCTGGCAAACCAAAGATTAATTCACTTGGTCGCTCTACATTTGTCGGATTCGGTAAAACCTATGTAAAGATTGCTCAGCTTCTCTCTGATGCTGTATCTGAATCAGACGTAATGGATCGTCTAAAGAAGGCAGCAGTCACAAATCCTTGGATCAATAAGGTAATTAAGAGACTTGAAGAGTCTAAAGCTACTATGTTCCAGGATGACTACGAGAAGTATGATTCATTCTACGCTGAGTTTTTCCATTGCTTCAGAAAGGATGAAGAGCTTCTTGCTGCTGTAGAGGCTGAATCTGCTTACGGCGTTGATACTTATACATCGCACAATATAAATCGTATTGGTGGTGTTCAAGTGATGGCTGAAGGCTGGATGCAAAATCTTGCTGGCTTCTGCATGGGTGTTGGCGAAGATCACTTTAAGATCTTCAATGAAGATGGCACTCTCAACGAAGAGGAATATACAGCTCTTATGGCTATGGTTAAGTCTAAGGCTAATATCGTTGAGAAGGCAAAAAATGACAATGAAGAAGCTGTAAACTTTGTGTATGAAGCCCTTTGTGCTATCGGTATGCCAATCGAATCTAAGGAATCTCTTCAGAAGGTTCTTAAGCAGATGCCTGATAATGTTATCTCTTCAATTCAGAATAAGATATTTGACGGCAATAAGGGTGCTCTAGCTCAGTTGAAGATTTCTTTCGGTGGTGCTAATAGCAATCGTAGCTTAATAGCTTGGGCTGAGAATGGATACCAGAATTTCCACATGAAGAAGATGGCTTACTATTTTAGAGACGCTGCAGAGGCTGTTTCTGAATCATCTGTAACTCATAACGGCAAGACTAGATATTCGCTTGTATCACCTAATTTCATAGGTCGTTTAGCGAAGATCCTTTCTTCTGAAGATACAGAGAGAGCTAAGAAATTCCTCAAGGAGCAGTATGAATTCCTCTATAATTCTAGGCTTGATTCATTCAATAATAACTATCTGGATTTCATTTACCAGAATCTTAAGAAGGGTCGCACGTTCGATATGGAGATGTCGAATATGATTTCCTTTGGAGAGAAAGATTATACAGATTTTAACTATGCTGAGACTCAGCTTGTTGGTATAGTTAATTTCTTTGAAAATCAGGGTGAAGATTCAGATGCAAAACAAAACGTTGCACCATTTGTATCACCACTTCAGGCAGATAAGCCATCAATGAACTTGATGCGTTGTCCTGTATATTCGGTTGATGATATAAAGCTATTTGGCGGCCAGCGTAAAACTATTACTGGAGAACTTGATATACAGCGTGGATCTGTTACTCAGTCATTGGTTAATGAGATCAATCGTATAAACAAAGTAGGCAAACGTCTTTCTATAATGGTTGAAGCCAAGCAGAAGGGCGTTAAATCTCCTATAGCTCCGATAACGAATTATGATGCAGTATTCGAGATAAAGGATGGCAAAGTAAAGATTAAGAAGCCTAATGGCCTTACATTTACAACTCATCCATTCTTCAATACAGCTAAATTCGTATATGATGCAGCAACTGATACCTTGAAGCTTGGAGTAGATGGACAATCTCTTCTTGACATTCTTAATTCTCTTGACGAAATGGATACTCATAGAGAATCAATCATTCGCCAGGCAGCTAAGATTAGTTATGAAGAGAATTTAAATGATTATTTTGAGAAGCTTAAGCGTGAAGGTTTGTTCGTTCAGAAGAAGAATTCTGAAGGCAAAGTTAAAGGACTTAAGTACTTTATGAATATTAAGGGATTCGAGAATTGCAAGACAGCTGAAGACTGCAAAGAGCTTCTTAGAAAGTATTATTACAATTACGCCGCCAACCAGGCTAACATGATTGAAATGCTCGCTGTCGACTCAGCCTTCTTTAAGCATGATAACTGGGTAGATTTTCAGAAGCGTTCTGGTCAGTGGCATGCTCCAGCAATGCGTGTATGCTCTGAATTTATGAGTCATATTGACGTTACTGGTCACGTAACAGAGAATACAGAAGCTAATGGTTTTGAAGCTAGATACCCAAAAGATCACATTGGACGTACATCGTTTAGAGAGTGTTATCTCTCAGATTTCAAGATGACATCTAATGCTATTGCAGAGATTGAGATTGGTCTTCTTAATATCGGTGAGCAGTATCTTACTGAAGAAAGAGCTAATGAGTATCGTACTATGATGTATGAACTTGCTTATGCTAGCACTAACGAGCGTAAGGCTATTGTTAACAAAATGAAATCAACATTCCCTGAGATTGCCGAATTCATTGATAGTATTACTGATGTAGTTTCTAACTATAGAGGTATCAATGTAGCCGATGCTGAGTGTTATATGAGTCTTGATGCTTACCTTGATGTAATGAAAGCTTATGGTGATAAGAACTACAAGAACATCATGAGAGCAATAGATCATGTGAAGTCTGGTAAGATTACCATAGAAGATTATAACGCAATAGCTCAGACTTGGAAGCCATTTGCTTATGGTATCACTTATGTAGAAGATGGTCTTGGCGGTTGGATGGCTGTACCTCATCAAGGTAAGAATTCGCAGTTCCCTCTGTTAATGACTCTGTTTGCTGCAATAAATAATACAACTGCAACATCTAAGAAATTGAATGCTCTCAATCATGTAATGAAGAGTCGCAATATTCACATGTTCCAGTTTGAGTCTGCTATTAAGGCTGGTTGTTCAGCAACAATAGACACTAATGAAAAGAGCCTGGATCCAAATCTTTCAGCAGAGCAGATGGCTGACGATATCATGGGTACTATTGATGAAAATCCACAGGCTGTTCACTTGGTTGCTGTTGATGACTGGGGCTTCCAGAATCACGAATCAGAACACTTGGTAGATCATGAAGCTCTTCGTGGAATTCAGTTCCAGAAATTGATTGCTTCTTGTATCTCTCCAGATGTTAATGATCTAAAGTTGTTTGATGGCAACGTTATCAACGTTCAGGATTGGTATCATAAATATACAGATATAGTAACCGCAGATAATGAGGACGCTCTTAAGGATCTTCTTCATACATTCGGTACTAAGAAGGCAGCTTCAGATTTCTTGCAGAGAGTAATTGGCTCTTCAGACAGATATTCAGAACAGCTTAAGAAAGCAGTGCAGCTAGATTCTAATGGTAATTTCCAGTATTCACTGATGACTCCAGCTATTCGTTCACAGATAGCAGAGATCGCTCTTGCAGCAGCTGATAAGGCTCTTAACAAGCAGAAATTCAAGGGCGGTACTTGCACACAGGTTTCTGGCTATGGTGTAGAAGATAAGCTTTCTCTTGTATTTGAAGATGAGAATGGCAATGAAGTTCGCCTCGACAAGAATCTTTCTTTGGAAGAGAGGGAGGCTAGCTTGGTGGGCCGTAAGCTTCATCTTAAGTATATGGAATGTTTCTTGCCAGCTTACTCTAAGAAATTGTTTGAGCCTCTTATGGATGCTAATGGCGTTCTTGATATAGAGAAGCTTCCAGACGAGCTTAGACGTTGTATCGGCTATCGTGTGCCTACAGAGAATAAGTATTCAATGTGCCCTCTCTACATTAAGGGATTTAGTACACAGCAGAATGGTTCTCATATTATGGTTCCAGCTGAGATTACAGTACTTTCTGGTTCAGACTTTGATATTGACCACATGTATATTATGTTGCCTGAATTCAAGGTTGAAGACAATACTGAGAATGAGAATTACGATGCGTTTGTTGCAGCTACAAAAGAGCAGCCTGAACTTGCTGATTATTTTGGTATTCGTGAAGATGATACTGATCTTGTAAAACGTTCAAGAGTAGCTAATGTATTCAAGAAGATTATCATGCCAAAGGCCAATAAAGGTCTTCTGAAGCCAGATACAGCTGACTACAATGTTTATCAAGCTTACTTGAGAATAGATCAATCTGTAGCTCATAATAAGGCTGTCAAGTACGTCAATTACGATTTCAATAAGCCAGCTACTGAGCAGACTCCAGAAGCTCGTACTAATGGTTATTTACAGCTTGCTTGGTCGGTACTTACTAATTCTGATACTCTTCGTCAGTTCTTGAAGCCTGGTGGTTTCGTTAAGCTTGCAGAAGCTGGTAACTATTGCGAGTTAGCTAAGATGGATCTTGAATCTATTAAGCGTGGTTGCGAAATTACTGGAATTCCATTTATTGCAGATGGCCAATCTAAGTACGATTGGATGGAAGCTCTTGATCCAGATGATGTAACTAAGATTTATAAGGCTGGTCTTCCATCTGTAGATCCATTGTCTCCAGCAACATTCTCAGATTTCCATAGGCAGAATTTCGTTGGCAAGCAGATGTTGGCAATTTTCGCTGTGAATTTGTCTTCACATGCGTTGGCTCAGCATAAACCAACTAAGCTTGATGCGCCAGTAGAATTCAATGGCAAGGTCGTTGATACTCTCGATGCAGTAAGAACTCCAGAGAATGATTTTACAATATATTCTCTCTCCGAAGGTGTGGCTGGTTCAGCGGATAACGTAAAGGATCCAAACCTTGCTAAGATGAACATTTCTAAGTTCAACATCAATGTAGAAACAATGATGCTTAGACTTGGATTCTCTCAGAAGGAAGTTGGTATATTACTTTCTCAGCCGATAGTTAGGTATCTCGAACAGATTTATACAGAAAGAGGCGAACGTGGAGATTTTGCTGATATAGCAGCTACTCTCTGGGAAAGTTTTCAGAAGTCTGGTCTCGTTAATGATGATCTCGTAATGCCTAAGCTTAGTGTAGCAGCACTTGTTAATTCTAAGGGAATGACAAAGCAAATTACAGAATCAGATATTGAGAGTCATAATATAGATCTAATGCAGCTTGCAACTCTTAAGTTCGTAATGGGAATCGCTCAAAATCTGAAGACATTCAATAACTACAATAATGAGTTCAAGCCAGAAAAGAGAATCAAGAGTTCTATAGAGGAATCAGTTCCAAATGATGAGCTATACACATTCAATGTAGATGATCATATTACCGATTCATTTGCAGTGAATTACTATAGCGAAATGGACGAATCTGAGAGTCCAGCTATGCAACCAGGTATTCTCGGCACAGTTCTCTCTAAGCACCAGGCAACAAATACTATAATAAGAGATATAGTTAAGAAGCTATTCCCAATACATGCTTCAAACGCATGGAAGATGATGAAGGCTAGCTTGAATTCTATTACAGCAATGAGCAAGTCTGATCTCGATTCTTATGTAGATAAGCTTATGAATTTCGGTGCACAGACAGCTCAGTGCTTCAACGAAGTAGCTCCAGCAGACGCATTCAATGCAGAAGGTAAGATTTCTACTAAGATTGGTACAGCTACTTACGAAATAAAGAATCCTCTCGATGGTACAGAGTCTCCAGCTGAACGCTATGAGAAAGTTCGTAACTGGTATATTAAAGAAATGCCTAAGTTGTTAAATAAACTTAAGAATAATAAGCTGTTCAAGGATAGCAAATTATTCAAGGGACTTAAGGTAACAATGGACGCTAAGTCCAATGCAATGCCAGTTGTAATCTTCAAGCCAGCTACTAAGCTTGATAAGTATCAAATTGAGGATCTTCAGAATGAATGGCTGAAACTTTCAGAATCAGCTGATCCATTCTTGAGAAGATTTGCTACAATGCTTGCAGTATATTCTTCATATAGAAATTCATTCTCTGGACGTAATGGCGGTCTTGGTCGTATAATGCCTGTTGAAATATTGGATAAGCTTCCTGGTTACAATGCAGCTCTTAAGGACATGAAAATCTTCGATGAAGTAACTCTTGGTTTAAAATGTTTGAATCAATTATTGCTCTCAGACAAGAATTTCCTCGATAAGTGCGCTAAGCTAATCTTCCATAAGAAGTATAAGACTAAGTTCTTCGAGCAGACTGAGAAAGGCAAAGACGATATGAAATCTCCAAAGGTTGTCGTTGAGATCGATCCTGGTGAGAATAAGCGTCTTGTATCTCCATTCTTGCGTATTGAGAAAAAGATAGATAATCCTCTTACTGGAAAGGAAACTACTGTTACTTATTACTATAAGAGAGTACTCAAACCTGGTAATGAAGAAGCTTATCAGTATGTATTGATGATTCCTTCAGCTAATGAGATGCTTGAATATTTCAATCCATTTAGGCAGTCTATATTTGACAATTCTAAATCTAAGCAATTCTCTAAGGAAACTTGGAAGAAGATTGTTGAGTATTACAAGAATGATCCTAGCGTTGGAGATATGGTTCAAGATATCGTTGAAGAGAAGAAGAAGGAGTCTAAGAGCTACGACTTTATAGATGACGAAGATGAAGGTGAAAATATCCTCGATTCGATTGAAGTAAAGAAAGATGCTGAAGAGGCTCAGAAGAAAGACGATATATGCCCTAGCGGTAGTAAGAAAGCTCCACAAGGAAAAAGTGTAAAACAACGTCCTTCTTTAGGAGATATTTGGAATATGCTATAGAAACTCCGAAAAATTTTATTACCTTTGCGGTGTAAAATAAAACACAATGATTGGGATTTGTAGAATAGCTCCAGGGGTGCGCCGTCCAGATGGTACTGAGATTGACGCACCTCTTTATACAAAACTCATGAGTTTGGTTCATGATAGACAGACAGCTCTGGATCTTTACTACTCAGTAAAGACTCCAGCAGCTATGTCTGTTATGAAACCAGCTTTAGATGAGTTCGGTGATCCGACGTTTGAATCGCTTATTACAAATAAGCAGTTCGCAAACAAACTCGGCAAAGATGTTTACGCAAAGGTTATAGAGGCCCAAACAGGCGTTAATATCAATGCTACCTACGACAATGCACAAGTGGCAGCTAAAGAGGCTGAAAAGATAAATAACAGCGCATTTGGCGAAAATAATGTCGCTGTGCATGTAGAGAAATCTGTTGGTATCCAAGCAATCAAGGTTCTTCCTAAGTCACCTAAGACAGAAGCACTCCACGAAGCAATAAAAACATCTGATGATATTCGAGAGAAGATCTATACGACACTTGCTGGCTGGGGGATATCTGTAGGCGAGCTTAATGCTCTTGATAAGAAGCTTGGAGTCAATGGTATAACTGACACAGCTAGACCAGCACGTACAGCTGAAGGATTAGTAGAGCTTATTCGTGTAGCTAAAGGCGAGAAGGAAACAGCAGCTCTTACAGAGGAATTTGCTCACGTAGCTTATAAGGCTCTCAAATCTACTGGCTCTCCATTATGCGCTAGACTTGAGAATATGCTATCTGATGAGGCTGTATTAAGAGAAGTTCTTGGAGAAGATTATGAAGCTTACGAAGAAAAATATCATGGCGAAAAATCTATAATAATTGAAGAGGCCATTGGTAAACTTATCTCTGAAGCAATTTCGACTGGCAATATGCGTCCTGGACCACAGAAGACGATTCTAGGCCGTATAATTGACGCTATTAAGGATTTCTTTAGTAAGTTCAATCCATCACCACTTGAAGAGCAAATAGCACGCTCTAAGGCCGTTGCAGCTAGTATTGCTTATGATGCTTTGAATAATAATATCAAAACTAAGGCTGAGAAGATAATCGCTACTGGTGCAGATACAATGTACCAGATCGATAATGAGAATTACGAAACATCCGATGAGGTTGTAGAAGATCCTCTTTATAATATGTTAAAAGATGTGATCGAGGTTCGTATTACTCAGACAGCTCTGGAGCAGAAACAGCTCGATGTTGTATCAGCAGAGAAAGATGAACATATAGCAGTAGAGGCTCTTCAGGATGATTTGATTGATGCTCATTATGAGATTGGTATTTCAAAGGCAGCTCTTCAGTCAACTCAAAGAATGGAGAGAGCAATCAATTTCTATAATAAACTTAAGGAATCTGAAAAGTCAACTCCAGCTGGTCGATTCAAGTCGCTTAGACGCTTAAAGATTTATGCAGATGCAGCAGCTCGTATTTACGATATCATGGATAAGCGTAAGATAAATGAGATCGCTGATGAGAAGATTAGAGAAGCTATTCTTGCTAGATTAAATACTCTAGAAGAGCAGATAAAGACAGCTAGAGAAATGTTCCAGAAGAATGCTAAAGAAGAGATCTCTGAGATGTTTGCTCAGGCTATTCCTAATGGCAAGGAATCTACATTCAACGACGATAAGCGTGTTGATATAGACGCTCTTCTTGATGTTGTAGATAAAGATACTGGCTGGTGTGATCATTTCTTGTTATCAATGGCAGAGTCTCGTAACGATCTTCTTAAAGCATTCGACAGAATCTCGAAAGAGGCGAAGGAGAAGGCTCGCTTGAAGACTGAAGAAGATATAGATGAGATTAAGCGTCTTGGCAAGCTTCTTGAAAGAGAAGGTTACAAGAATACGGATTGGGCTTACGAACGTAATGCTGAGGGAATCCCTACTGGCTATTTGCTTACCAGAATAGATCGTCACAAGTTCCTTGTAGAGCGTAAAGAAGCAATGCAGAGATTCAAGGCTGAATTGAATCCAGATGGTACTGCTGCTGGTGCAGCCAAAGAAAAGAGAGCTATGAAAGACTGGCTCAATGAGCATGCTACTATGTTCAATGGAGAATGGTGTCCTAAGAGCGAATATTACTCTAATCCAGAGTTTGCTAATCTCAGCAAGGTTCAGCAGCAGTTCATCGAAAGAATGCTTGAAATAAAGGAAGAATTGGATGCTCAGTATCCTACCGGTTCTACAATAGGTAATCGTGCGCCAATCGTTCAGAAAAGCTTCACAGAGCGTCTTATTGCTAATGGCCCATCAAAGGCTTGGGAGACACTTAGTACATCAATAAAGGACTCTCTTATAGATAATGAATTCGATACTGAATATGGTGATGTTGACGTTAATGTGTTGATGGATTTCCAGAAGAAGACAGTCAAGAAGCGTCCAATATTCTATAATTCAATTCCTAAAGATAAGACGAAGCTTAGAGATCTCTCTACAGATTTAGTTTCTTCAATGATTTGTTATGCAGCCAAGGCTAATGAATACGGCGAAATGTCGAAGATAATCGATGGCCTTGAGGTTGCTAAAGATTACATCACAGAGTTTACTGGTGTTAATCAGAAGAAGGGATCTCATACATTGCGTAATGTAGCTAAGGTTGGTAATGCTTCGTTTGAATCAGATGCGCGTCTGTATGGCAAATCTGGAATGACAGATAAACTGAACGACTGGTTCGATATGCAAGTTTACGGCCAGTACACAAGATCTGAGGGCCAGCTGTTTGGATCTAAGATTTCATTAGCTAAGGCAGCTGATGCTTCTAACTGGTGGACATCACTTAGAACGTTTGCAGCCAATGGTCTTGCGGCTGTATCGAACGTACTCGCTGGTAAGATCCAGACTTATATAGAGGCAGCTGGTGGCAAGTATTTTGGCTTCTCAAACTATATGAAGGCTGGCAAGATTCTTGCCGAGAATATTCCTGGCGTTCTTGCTGATTGTGGTTCTAGAACTAAGACAAACAAGCTCTGGCTTATGATGGATAAATTCAATGTTCTCCAGGATTTTGAGAGCGAGGTAAACGAGGTAGATTGGCACAAGAAATCAAGGTTCTCTAGATTATTCTCTGGCTCACTTATGTATGCTGGTAATACAATGGGAGAATTTATGCTTCAGAGTCGTTCTGCTCTTGCGATGCTTGATAAAGATTCGTTGATGTTGAATGGAGAGTCAATAAGCATATACGATGCTTATGAGGTAAAGTATTTTACCGAAAAGGAAGATGTTCTCTCAGATGAAGATCAAGGTTTAGGCGGCAAGCTTGTTCTTAAGCCAGGCGTTACTAAAAAAGATGGTTCTGCATTTACTCAAGATGATATAATTGCTCAAACTCTTAAGATGAAGAGCGTTAATCAGAAGATGCATGGTATCTACAATAAGGTTGATAGAAATATAGCTCAGAGCTATGCTGCTGGTCGTATGGCTATCATGTTTAGAAAGTGGATCGTTCCATCGGTAATGAGGCGTTTTGGTTCTTCTTCAATTAACTCAGATACTGGCGAATGGGAGCAAGGTTACTACAACACTTGCTGGACAATAATAAATCGTCTTCGTAGAGAAATACAGGCTGGAGAATTCAAATGGGCCGCATTCAAGGATCAACTTACAGAGGACGAAATTGCTAACGTTAAGAAGGCAATGTTTGAACTCTGCACAATGTTAAGCTTGTTCTTGATCAAGTGCTATGGCTTCGATGATGACGATAAGGACAAAAAGAAGACTTATCTCGAATCAATGGTTAAATATCAGTGTTGCCGTCTCTACACAGAAATTGGTGCATTGACTCCAACTCCTGCGATTCTTACAGAAGCGATGACAATTGTTAAATCTCCAACAGCAGATATAGATACATGGGAATCGTTTACAAATATTCTCGATATCTTTGCATTCTGGAATTGGGGAGATACATACGAAACTGGTAAACACAAGGGCGAATCAAAGCTTAAGTGGGATCTCTTGAAGATGTTCCCATACATTAAGCCAATTGAGTCGACTTTGGATCCAGAGTCTAAGTCAAGATTCTTTGACAATAAGTAATACAAAAAAAATTAGGGGAGTGTACCAAATCGGTACATTCCCCTTTTTTTTATTCACCTTAGCACTACATACATTTGAGGATCATTTCTTTCATCCAATCAGACATATTGTCGTACTCGTCTTTAGATATCTTTCTTTGGCCCAAATAAGCCTTTTCTTCTGGCGATAGTGTATTATATCCAGCTGTCATCTTAACGTCCAAATTTGAGGCTATTTCGAGGCTTTCTGACGTATTAGTTTTTCTAGCATACTTACCAGAACGTATAGCATCGAAATAATTAGCCATTACTGTATCGCAAGCCTCTGTATGAGTTATCTTAGCAAGAAGCTGTTTGAAGAATTTAGCAATGCGCTGTGAGAATGAAAGTTTACCATTAGAAGCTACGTAACGTCTAAAGTCTTCTGCCATACATTCCTCAAGCTCAAGATTGCTCATTTCGCCATATTTAGCCTTAGCTTCCTGGAGAAGAGTATTACGCTCTTCAGCTGAGAGATAGTTTCTAAATACTACATGGAACGCTTCGTGGTAAGCAGTTCCTGGAGCAGCTATATCTGAGAGAGTTATATGTGCACCCTTAGTTTGACCCCAAGCCTTTGTAGAGCCTTCAGTAATCAATCCATGAACAATGTCAATCTTTCCTTCTCTTGAGAGCTGTGGAAGCATCTGGTCGAGAATTGCAAGCTCAGCTTCTTGATTCCATACTTCAGTTGTTTTGTTTGTTGCTACTCTAAATGGAGCTTCATCATCGAGAGACGGAAGATCGCTGAGATCAATTATCTTAGAGAGATCTGGAACTGAATCTTCTTCAGCCTCTTGCTTAGTCTCTACATATAACTTAGACTCAGCGCCTGGAACGTGTACATCCGAAGATTCAACCACAGGAGAAGAAGAAGGTACACTAGCTGGTTCATTGTCCATGAGTGCATTAAACCCATCTTCAACATCTTTGTCTTCTTCCGTCTGAGCTACTTGAGCTGACTCTGGCAACGGTGTATTATCGAAATCTTCTTCATCATCGAATCCGCTATAAAGATTTACAGCCTTCATTCGATCTTCCTTAAGATCTGCAACTGTTACCTTTCTACTCTTACCGAGTGTTCCGAAATCAACCTCTACATCAAATGGCTCTGCATACTCACGCTTATCGCCCTTCTTGTATGCTTTTCTAAAATCAGCTCCGTTACGCAACTCTGGCTTAGCTACAGATCCAAGTTTGAATCCTTCTGCCTCAGCCTTGCTACGAGCTTCTTTAGAACGAGCTGAATTCATATCTATAGCATCGCTGCTACCGAACAAATAAGAGAGAATATTGTTAGCTGCTTCAGTTTCAGCTTCAGTAAATACTCGACCAGTATGAGGATTAATCAAGATCTCTGTATTATCGTCAACGAACTCAGGCATATCGAGAAGATCTTTGCCAGACTTTTCAAGTGCTGCATTCATTCTCTTGCGGCCAGATTCGTACATACTGCGATATTCCTTTGGCATTCTTACAGCCTGGAAGAGAGCGTATTTTTTACCCTTCTTGCTTTCTACAATACGAATAGCACCATGATTGATAATCTTACCTTCTGAGTTAGTTTCATAGCTTACAAGACCAACTTTCTTAAGTTTCTCTTCTGCCTCATCGCTAAGATCCATTGTCATCATTACGATCTTCTGATCTTTGCTAGCTGCTGCTATGTTGTAAGATCTACCATCTGCATCATGAGTCTGGAATACTTTCTGAATGTTTTTAAGAATACTCATTCCGATTGTGCCGTTGAAATACTTGAAGAGATTACCAAGTGAGTCACTCTTATTGATTGGTACAAGTCCTTCAGTAGCTGTACGAACCATAGGAACTTTCTTCATTCGACCATTTTTGTCTGTCTGCTCTACGAAATATACTTCAGTAGAACCACCGAACATCGAGTCTATGAATACTGGATCACCATAAGCTTCTCTAAGCTGAGCCTGTGTAGCATTACGAAGATCGTCTATTGCTTGCTGTCTAGCTTTTTCTTTCTCTTCAGCAAGTGCGACTCTAGCTACTGGCTTAGTTGCTTCGTATTGTTCATCTGTAGCAACTGTAACGCCGCCCTTAGAATTAACTTCTGGAGACTTTATTGTAGCCCAGTTATTAACTATTGGAGAAGGCCCAAATGGATCTACATTAGTAGTTACCATCTTAAGGTTTGTTTCAGAGAGTTCTGCATGACCTTCAGCATCAACATCAACATTATTGTTTACTGATACGCCAAGCTTACCGAGCATCTGAATTATTGCCTTAGCTGGATCATCGTAATCTATGCCATCTTCAGTTTCTTCTGGAGTCTCATCGAGAGGGAAGAACTGAGCTTCGTAAGCTGCTTCCTGTTTAGGATATTTAACTCCGTTACCCTTAGTCTGGTAAATTTCCTTGCCAGCTGCATCGAGTTTCTTACGATACATCTTGATAAACATCTTGCCATCTGGGGATACGAAGAAATGAATTGCTACATTAGAGAGAGCTATCTGATCGCTAATTGTGTCGATTGCATCACGAAGCTTCTGAGACATTGTTTCGTAACGCTTAGCTCTAACTTCTGGATCAGCTGTGTTATCCATCTTAAGACTAAGATTCTCTCTAACTATTGCGTCAACCGAGTTGCGAATTTCATTAGCAAGAACTTCGATCATTTCTGGATTCTCAGAAATTCTCTTATTACGAGTAGCTATTGCTGTGTAAGTACCTTGTACGTTTGGAATCAAGACATACATCTGGCCTGGTACAAGTGCTTCAAGATTCTTTATCTCTGATTCCTTTACTCCATTCGAGAGGATTGAGCCTTCAGATTTTCTACGAATGATGAACTTTATATCGCTAGGATTAACATTGTGTGCCTGAGCAAAATCGCTAAGATTGGTTTCTACTGGAAGAACATTTGTTTCGCCGCAAAATACTTCCATTATCTCAGATGTAAATGTTGAGAAATGAACATCTGTCTCACCTCCATCAACTTTTACAGAACCGAAATCGAGATCGTCAACTGCAAATTCCTTAGCTATTGCTTCGTAATTCTTGCTATTCTTATTGAAATTACCTATTGGGTAGAATGTACCATCTTCAGATCTTACGAACATTATGATAGATGGATTACCATCAAACTCAGGGAAATCCTTGCAAATACCAAAATAAACCTTTGATGGAATCTTATCTTCAGAAACTTGCCTAAGAACTTCATTCTTCTTCGAGAAGCCTATTGAATCAAGGAAATCCATAAATTCCTTATATGGAATTGTGCCATCCTTGCGCTCGTATTCACCTCTTGGAGTACAAGTTACGTTACCTTCTTTATCGGTAAATCTTACAAACTCATCAAGACCAGTAGTTATATAATGCTTTTCTGTAGCTGTGTTCTTTTCGTCATCAGCTCTACTGCCTCTAGAACCAGGAGTCTCTTCGCCAGTCAATGTCTGTGCTTCGTGACCTTCTTTAGTTTCATCTGTAGTGACCATGCCGAAGCCAGTGTTACCCTTATCGTCGATAATAGCAGCTGCGCCATTAGACATCTCTGGAAGCTTTTCACCAGCTGTAGGAAGAGTAGCTACTTCTTTTCTTGCCTTAATTACATCACCAAATCCAAGACCCTTAGATGATTTAGTAGTTTCACCTTCAACCTTAGTTTCTTTTGCTGCTGGTTTTGGAGCTGCATCACCAAGACGTTTTTCAAGATCCTTAGAGAGCTTCATTATTTGAGTCTGTGGATCTATTGTCTTAGTTACTGTAGAGCCATATGGACGAGGATCTTTCCATTGTACTGTAAACGAATCACCATTTATTTCAATGATTTCACAAATGCGACCCTTGCCATTAGTCGAGAGGCCGAATGCTTTACCAGATACAGCGATCTTATCGCCAACTTTGAAGATACTCATATCTATGCCAGAGAGATCAAGTGCTTCTGGATCAGCTGTAGATTTTGTGGAGCCCTTAACTGATTCAGTTTTAGATGTGCCATCTTTAGCTTCAGATTTACCAAGATCAACCAACTGATTAACAAAATCTGCTGGAATATCTTTTATACCGCTAGTGTCAATGTCATCCATACCGTTAACCTTTACAGAGGCTACTGCAATCATTTCCAACATTGCTTTAGCTGCTTCTTTATCTTCTTTGCTAAGCTTGCTATTATCTATATTCTCGAACGCTGACTTATCTGCTATCGCATTGATAAGCTCCTGAGTATCGTTATATTTCTTAGCTGTAGCTACTACAACATCGCTTACGCCCTTTTTGTCTTTAAGCTCTTTGCTAGCTTCCTTATCTTTAACAAGCTTCTCTGCTATTGTTCTAACTGAGCCATTGAACTTATTGCGTTTCTTCCATTTATCGAGCCATTCTTTCTGAGTATCATCGAGAATAGATCCATCCATGAATCCCTTGTTTGTAACAAGATCATTTCTGTTGGCATCTACATTCTTACAGAACTCATTAAAATCTTTAGAGCCCTTAGCTAACTCAGCTGCTTTCTGTTGCTTCTCGGTTGTCTTCTTCTGAGCCTCTGTAGCGGCCTTCTTTTCAGCTTTCTTTGTTGCATCTGCAGCAGCCTTAGCTGCACGTCCGTTGGCCCAAACTCCGTTAGCTATAATAGCCTCTTGCTCTTTCTTAATGTTCTCAGCTTGCTGAAGAAGAATTGGAGCATCAGCGATCTTCTGAGCAACTTCTTTCTGCTCTGCTATAGGAAGATCTTTTACGGCCTCCTGGAGTTCCTGGTTGAGAATTGCATTTACAGCGTCAGTAGCTTCAGTAATCTTCTTGCCATACTTTACTTGAGCTTCGATATTAGCTTCGATATTCTTACGCATCTGCTCAGCATCGTCGGAGAGAATAGAGAAGCCATTTCTTGAATTTGCTGCCTTAAGCTCTTCGCGTTTAGCCAAAGCTTCGTTCATGTCATCAAGATCAGCAAGAACTTCGTCAGATTTTTTATTGACAACTGCATCTTCCCATTTCTTTGTAGCTTCTTCAGCTGCTTTTGTAGCTGCCTTGAGTTCATGAGTCTCGTTCAGGAATGTAGGATTCTTTGCTGCTGCATCTCTAATTACGCTCTTTGTTGCATCATTGAAGATCTCAGCTGCACGATCTTTGCGATTCTTTGCTGCTGCTTCAAGGTAAGAGAGACCTTCTATACAATCTGCATTAAGCTCTGGATGTTCATTCTCGAATTTGTCGAAGAACTTACCATACTCATCAATTGCTGCAAGCTGCTTATTTACTTTGTCTGCAACTTTTGTTCTTACTTGATCAGCATTCATTGTAGTGCCATCTTCGTTCTTCCAATTCTCTGGATTTTCCTTGATAACACCAGCAACTTCTTCATCAGTAAGATTTGCTGATTCCTGGATACGCTTCTTATAAACGTCCATCAGCATTGCCTGGCGAAACATCTGTACGTCTGAGATCATCTGCTGAAAATCAGCATTCTCCCATTCAACACGATTGCCATTTTGAGCTGCTTCAGTCTTTTTCTTTTCGAGAGCATTGTGAGCAACAATACCCTTATATAGTGCGCCGAACTTGCTGTCGGCCTTGAGTCTTTCGTTAATACGATTTACAAGATCTTGCTGTTCTCTCCATTCTTTAGAGCCTTCAGAAATCTCTCCATAGATACCGCCAGACCAGCCTTTGAGAGATGGAGTACCAACTGCACCAGTAACGAAGCCCATCAACATATCGAGACCGAGTTCTTTTTTGTCGATCTTACGAACGCCTTCGATAAGTGAATCGAGATAGCTCTTTACTACATTACGTGATTCGTCATCATACTCAGCATCTTGCATCTTACGCCAGATTGGTGCGCCTTCTTTAATGATGTCCTGTGAGCCTTCTTCAAATGCTTCAGAGCAGTTATTTAAGAGGACTTTAGCACCAAGACCAGTATTAAATGCAACTTTGCTAGTTCCATGAGCTAAGCCATCTTTGCCAATCTGAAGAGCTATCTTACGTGAAGAGTCGTAACCCTTAGAAAAGAGATTGCCGAACTGAATTGAATTTGTTAATGAAAGCAAACCTATATTCGAGAGGAATACCATGTTGCCTTCACGCTTGAGATCATCTTCAGTCTTAGCGAGATCCTTCTGGAATTTAGCTGTAAGAGCTGGCTTATCTTCTTCAGCTGATTCAGCCATTGCTTTGTTATAAGCGTCTGTAAGAGCCTTAGATCTTGAATTAAATTCCTCTGTCTTATGACCCACAGCTTCTGTTGCTGCTTCACCGATTGCACCAGTAAGACCACCGAGTACACGTTCGAGAATTGGGCTCTTCGTCATTGCTGCTTTAAGGCCAGAAAACATTTTACCAGCTACGCCACCATAAGCCATTGCTGAGAGAGCCATACCTTCTGTAAAACCCATGTTTTGCCAGAGATCAGCCCAGAAATCAATGCTGCCCATCTTCTCAAAGTTACCAGCATCCTGATACTCTTGAGTCTTGTAAACCTGGAATTTCTTAGCTGCTTCATCACGAATGTCATTATCGAGATTAGATACAGTATTGTTCCAAAGCTTATTCATTTCGCCAGTTGCCATTGCTTCAACGATACCATCAGCAAGACCGAGAGTACCATCTACGAATGATGTACCAGCAATTACAAGGTTGTTTATTGTGGCGTTACCCATTTTGTGATACCACTGCTGCATCTGAGCTACTTGCTCATCGATATCAGCTGTAGTCTTATTACCTACGTAACCGAGTGCGCTCTGGTAGTCTTCATCGCCACCCTTTGATTGAGAGTCTTGAATCTGAGTACCAACGTTAGATTGCAAAGAACTCAGAGTAGCACGCTTGTTGATCTCATAAGGATTGAGAGCATCAATCGACGCTTGTTCTCTCTGCGCTCTTTGTTTGGCAGTTTCCTTAACACTAGCTACGCCAGTGGAATTATCCACTGACGCATTAGTGTAATCTGCCGAATTAAGAATACTTAAAATGTCAGACATATTATAAAAGTTTCTCTTTTCTTGAGTTAATAGCCATACCTACAGCAGACTGAGCTGTGAATGAACCGCCATTCTTCTCGTCCTCTGCGGTTGCAAAGGTACGTAAAATTCCCGATTTATTCCAACAAAATCTCATAATTTGTGGTACTCCGTTAACATTTTTTGCACAAATTGTTCCAATGTAAATTGGATTATTGCTTTCATCAGTCTCAACTTGAAGATGAAGCATCTTCTTCATTGCTTCTGCATTTGGATTTGTGCCGTTCAATGTGGTGCTTATATTAGCTAGAGCCATGCCTGGCTTTGGGCCGCCCATCGCTGTTATCTGATCAGCAGTAAGTTCGTATGTTCCGTTTGTAGCTACATTAGGAATCAGAACATCTGTGAATGTATTGAGAATAGTATTGAATCCTTCGTTAGATTCAAGCTCATCTGGATTGCGCATTATATCGGAATATAGCTCTGGAGAGAAATTCTTTACGTGATCAATACATGCATGATTCTCATTTGTTTTCTGAATGTCTGCTTCTACACCCTTGAGAAAATATTCTTTTCCATTAACGATGTAGCCTTCGTCACCATATTCGTTAACTACCTTCTGGAGCATAGCGCACTTATCTACTTCTTCAAGGAACGCTGGAACATCATCTTTAGCTATTCTAGTAAGCTTACCGCCTTCATTAATATAGATACCATTCTGAGCAGTATTATCGTCATCAAAATCGTCATTAGATCCAAGAGCAGCCATATTAGCCTTAGCGATGAAATTCATCTTCTCAGCCTTAAGATCCTCAGACTTAAGAGAACTTGTTGCATCGAATACTAAATGCTGCTTTGAAGATTGAGCCTTTTCGAGAGCTTCACCGAATTCAATATTCTGCTTGTCGCTCATGCCGTAGCCAGAGAACTTAACTTTGCGATCTTCAAGATCTTTAACAGCCTTAGCGTACTGACTCTCAAGGCCATCAAGTTTGAATGCTTTGTTAATATTCTCCATTGCTTTATTACGAGCGTATTCTGGATCCCATTCGCCCTTCTTTATAGTAGTAAAGCTTGTGCTTCCAGTCATGCCGCCAGTAGTAGATGTAGACTGATATTCTTTAGGAAGGAATGAATCGCCAGCCTTAAGAACTTCATCATAATCGCCATTAGCGATCTTTAACATTGCATCCTCAATATTATCGCTGCTAGCAATTATATTATTGAGAGCATCAACCTCGTCATCGTTCCACTTCATCTCTTGAATGCCATTAGAACCATTGACTGCGTTACCGACACCAGGAAGAAGAGCTAAGCCAATAGATTTAGCTTTGCGTACCCATGAATTATTGCTTCCTCTAGGATCGAATGTTTCGCCCTCTGTTTTGAGTCGATTCCACTCTTCATTAAGCTGGTTGATTGCTTCTGAACGTTTACCCTTAAGAAGTTCAATATCTGCTGTAGAAGCTTCGTTATCATCACCAACAATTGTAGACTTTACTTCTATAGGATTAGTGGTTATACCAGTACCAGCGAATCTAATTGAAGAATAGCTTGGATTACCAGGCAATGCACCGCCAGCTGTAGCACCACGAACGCCAGTCATATTGTGAATATCTTCGTTATATAAAGCTGCACCAGCAAGGCCCTGGAATATGCCGTTAGCAATGTATTTATCAATATCAGATTTAGCTTCTCCAGACAAATGTTTGTAATTCGTTTTGCCTTTCATTGCCTGAATGTTGCCGCTAAAATCTCTTGCTATTCGAGCTAATTCTTGATCTCTAAAATCTGCGCTCTTTGACCACTTTTCAATCTGCTCATCTGTAGCATTGATAAGCTGATCGACTGTAACGTCTGTATTTACGCCGCCAACTTTAATGTGTCTCTTGAGCATAAAATCGTTATAATCACCACCATCGATTGCTTCATCGTAACGAGCATCATCGAGGCTTATACGGCCTGTGAGAGCCTTAGCTGTATTAAACGCATCTGTCTGCATTGTAGTACCAGATACTGAATACATAGTAGGCTTAGCCGAATTCATGAATGCGTTGATTCCCATAGTGACATCGTTACCATTTTCGTCCTTCATTGCGTAACGCATAGAAGCATCCTGTGTGCGCTGCTTATCTATCTCAGCTCTCTGAGCTTCGTATTTGGTAACTGCATTAGAGAGAATTGCGCTAGTATTATAGTAATCCTTTTTAAGCTGACGGATAGCATCTCTATCTCTAAGGAAGCCTGGAGTACCGATCTTCTCAGCTTGTTCGTTAATCTTTTGATTCATTGAGTTAAAAGCCTCTGTAAATGCTCCACCCTCTTGTGAGTATGGAGCAAATACAGCCATGCTTTTATTAACCTCATCAATCTCTGCTTCTCTTTCTCTATAAGCCTTATCGTACATTAACGCTGGCTTTAAATAATCATCAAGGCTACGTGCCTGAAACGACAAATTAGAGATTATTGGATTAATGTTTGCCATATTGTTTTTATATTAAACTGCTGCCATCAAGTTTTAAAGCACCATCAGCAGCAAGCTTCTTAACTATATTCTTGTTATATGTATCATTACCGAGTTCCTGGAGAGCCTTGAACAAGTTGTCCTTAAGAGCCATCTTAGTAGCACGATCAGCTTGTTTAGCTGCGAGTAAATTCTCATTCTGTCGAGCCGCGATCTCCATAGCTGTAGCGTTACGCTGACGTTCAGCTTCCATTACTCTACGAGCGTAGTCTGCGTCAGTAGCATTGTTAGCTGCTATAGCCTGGTTACGGCCAGCAATATTAGCTTGTCTAGCTTGCTCTTCAGCTGCACCAGCATTGATTGTAGCCTGGTTATTGAGAGCCATCAGAGCTACTGCTAATGCTGATCCGTTATTGCTTGAATGCTGAATCTTATTAGCCATTGAAGCAGCCTCATTCATAATGCGATCTGACTGCATTCTTACGTTAGTTGGCTTGTAATCAACATGTGCGCCACGTTCTCCAGCTGAGAAATTCATCTGATTATATGCGCTCTGCAATCTCTTATTTGCCGCCTCTGCATCTGGAGTAGCCATGTAATCTCTTCCATGAATAAGATTGTTAGCTGCACCAACGATACCAGCATAACGAAGATCTTCAGCATTCATGTTGCTAAGCTTATCTTTTAGTGAAGAAGCGAAATTGCCAGCTTTAGAACTAAATGCCGTAGCAACCTCTTTAGCTTTAGAACCAGCAACAGAAGAATAAGGAGGCTCACTAGTTGTTTGTTTCTCTTCTGGAGTTTCGTATTCTACACCAGAGATAACTTTGCCACCAAGAATCGGTTCGCTAAGTTCAGCCTCTACACTAGGTTCGATAGAATTAAGATATTCATCTTGAAGCTTAACATTCTTTAGAGTCTTATCTAATTCAGCTGGAGTAAGCTTAGATTCAAGTTTGCCTGGATTATTGAGAGGCCTATTACCTTCTGGTTTTGTTGGCTCTTCAGATTCCATTATAGGTTTCTTTTTTCCTTCTACTGGTTCTGTAGGTGTTGTTTCTTCAGTTTTATTTTCACCAGGTTTATTTTCAAAAATTCCCCATTCTCTAAGAGCATTGATACGATTTATATCTTCTTTAGATGGGCCATTCTTTTCTGGTAATACTGGACGATTTTTAGGTTCTTTGATTACAGGCTTTTCTGGAACTTTCTCTTCTTGTGGTTTTAGCTTACTTGGAGCATTTGGATCAAATTGACTAAGATCGAATCCTTCAGATGTATCAACTGGCTCTTTTCCTTCAAGAATACGCTTAATGTCTATCGGATTAGTCTTTATTGCTTTGAATCCTTTTGACTCTTTCTTTTCGCCAGGATTCATAGACTCTTCGTATTCCTTAGTAAATATTGTCTCTCTAGGATTTTGCTTTTCACCCTTAGTAACAACTAATTCTCCAGTGTTACCTTTTCCAAGAACGTATTCGTCATTATCTTCAACGCCTCTAGATTTAAGCTCTTCTTCTATGGCCTTGATCATCTGCTTGGTTGTACTCAATGTAGAATCTGCTACATCGTACATAGCTTTAGCATTTTCTTTGTAGCCTTTACCCATAGACTGAATAACACCTCTACGATCTGTTTCTGAAGAAGCACTACCTTCGTAAGTATTAGCAGCTGCTCTAAGAAGATGAAGTTTATGCTTTAACTCTGCTGTTTCTTTACCGCCATAAGTGGATACTGCATCATCATACATTTGCTTGAGAGATTTGTATTTATCTTCTCTCCAGTTGTCCGCATCGCCAGTTTTGCCGTAAGTTTTCTTTGTACCACCACCAGCAAAAATACCGCCTTGAGCTGCCATCTGTTGCTGCATCTCTGAAGCTGCTAACATCTGCTGCTGTGCTGCATCATTATCAGCATCTTGACGTGCCTGAGCTTCAATCTGCTCTGGTGACATCTGGGCCTGTGCTTCAACTTTCTTTTCGTTAGCTTTCTGCTTAACGTATTCCTGATTGCCGAAGAACTGATCCTTAAGAATCTTAAGCTCATTCTTGAATGTGGAAGATCCAGAGTGTTCTTTGATTTTGTCGTATTCCTCTTTGAAGGCATCTGCATAAGTCTGACCTATGTGCTTCTTTAAGAGTGGAGTATCAGCATATTCAGCTGTAATCTTGTTTCTGTTAGAGAGGATATTCTCATTGTCGAGAATTACTTCTCCTTGCTCAACAAGGTTTGGTGTACCATCTGGAGCTACGCCAACTGGAACGCCACCATTTTTGTTAGCCTCATGTGTACCGCCGACATTGATGTTTGTTACACCATTACGGAGATCATTGAAGGCTCCTTTAATGCTTTTAAGATCCATTATTAAATCCTTTCGTAATAGTCTTCCATATCGTTAATAGAAGACATTGTATTATAATTCTCAGAAGCGAACTTAGCATTCTGCACTAACTGAGCATTTGACTTTCTAATTTCTTCGTTATATCGATTTCTAGCTCTCTTACGACCGAATAGCGATCCAAGATTAGCTACACCGCCAACGATACCACCAATGAGAGTACCCATGCCTGGGCCACCAATCATTGTGCCGTATTTAGCTCCCTGAGCGAATGCTGAGAGATTATCAGCTACGCCAGCACCGAAGCCTTCTTTCTTCATCTCTGTGCCGTAATTTAGAGAGCTAAGTCTTCGTGCTAAGTCATCTGAAGATGTTGCAACGCCAATTGATTGATCAGCAAGATTGCTTGCATTCTCTACTGCTTCAGCACGATCTCTTCCCATAGAGAAGAGTCTTGATAAAGGATCATCATCAATCCTTCCGTAGATCTTCTCTGAGTCTCCAGCTAAGCCACCATGACTCTTTTGAGCCAGGCTTGTTAAGCCTTTGACTGCTACGTCAGCACCGATAGAAATTCCAGTAGAAGCCATACTGCCAAGTGCATTTGCTTTGACATTGCCTTTAGCTCCTACGGATTCGGCAGTGCCACCGCCGTCAAATCTGCGGCCTCCATTCATTATTTGACTGAATGTAAGACCATTGTAAATTGAATCCATATATGAATATTACTAATTAGTGCCGCAAAGATAAAAAGAAAAAAGGAGTATAGCAATAGCTATACCCCCTTTTATTTATTCTCTATAGGAAATTTGTATATCATCTACACTAGTTTTCCTACATCTGTTAATAATATCAAGCTTCTGAGAAAGCTCAATTGTTAAGTATGGTGAACGCATTGGATCACTTGGTTTAACAATGCTACGCTTAATAGAGCCATTCTGCTTAGATTTTGGAATCAAATAATGCCATTGGTTAAACATGTGGCTTGCTATTCCAGATGGCCCATTGTAAGGCTTAGAATTCTCGATATCTATTTCGTTAGAATCCTGGTAATCATTGTAGCAACGCATCACATCAAACGGCGGTAAAACCTGGCGTTCGACAATTGAATCTCTAAGTTCATCTCTTCTTGAGAACATATCTATGGTATCCCAGCAGCGATCGTACATTCCAGTTGGAGAAACAAGAAGCTTAATACTCATTGCTTCGTACTCAGGTATTCCGTACAGTATCTTAGGATTGTTGTAATCATAGAAATTACCAAATGAGAAAAGTAGATGTCTATTGCCATTGTTAATGTATCCAGTAGTAAGCGGCTTGCTATAGAAGCTCTCGAATGAATTATAGCGTTCATTGAATGCCAGATAATTATTTGGAGAGCATATCAATGTTCGACTATTATATGTATCATGGAGAAGCAATAGATTGTTGAAATCTTGATTCTTGAAATAAGAATAGAAACCGCATTGCTCAGATACTAATGGAGTCTTGCTATTGACAGCGTACATTGCCTTGTTGTAGTCATCAAGGATATATATTGCATCATCTGTAGAAAGCACCCTAGAATTAGATAGAGATCCCTTATTGTTGTACAAATAAACCTTGCCATCAACCTTACCGCTATTAGCTACCTCAATTGGAATACCAGATTCTGTAGAGAGCTGTGTTCTTGAATTAAACAAGATGTTAGCTATACCACGATCTTGGACGCAATAGATCTCATTCTTAAATGTTGTTAACGCTGTTACTTTACCCTTGTCAGCATCCATATCTAAGTATGAAAGTCCAGTTAACGTTCCCCAAGTATCAACCTTATCTCCATTAACTTTAGTGGTCGTATAAGTTACTCTATTTGCGTAGTCTTCCTCTATATCAGTATATTCATCCTTCTGATAATAAGTGAAGAAATTAGGCAGCTGCGAGTAGCTATAATTAATCTTGTTGAATGTATCTGGCCTAGCATAGATGGATGGTTTGCAACTTAGAATATCGTATCTGCCCATCATATTTGTACGAGATTCAAGAGGAACAACAACAATTTCATTGTATTGTTCTCTAGCATCAGACTCACAATATGTACCAAGTAATTCAACTCTATTAAAGAACCAGTCACCTTGCTTCCATGTTAACAAAGCTTTTAATTTACCATCGCTATCTGTTGAAAATCCAACAGAACTACCAGCTACAATCCAAGGAGTTGTAGAATCAACGTTTATAGTCGTATCTGTAATACTATTATCAACAATATCTACTATTATAAATCCAGCTTCCAATGGTGCAAGGCCAGTCATCAACTTTTTAACTCTTAATAAAGTATCAAGATCTGTGTTTTTAAGAGCACCAGGAAGAACGAAATTCTTTGTAACTCCGTTATAGCCATAAAGAGTAGTAGGATACGATACTGTATATGCATCAGCGTCGTATAAAGGAGCATAAGGCCTTAATACCTGATCGTATTCAACACTAGATGATATAGTTTTTGGTAACGACAATACCAAATGTGGTGCTTGTTTATATTTCAAATTAACTATATAACTCTTAGGTATTATCTTAAGATCATCAATTTGATCATTTTTCCAAGTAGGAACCCCAAGTTTGTATCTAGCTTCTGTACTTGTAGGAGTTATTATTCTATAGTATTCAGCATCGCATTCAAAAAGTCTATATTTTATATCGCTCTGAGTCATTCCATCTATATGGAAAAATTCTCCCATTCCAGACCATTCTACTGCATCGCCGAAATACATTGGTAATCCAGGAGAATGCCATTTTTTGTCTGTTTCTGCAAGAGCATTTGATATTACATCATTCGCTGGAGATATCATTTGTGTATATATCCAAAGATAAGAATGATCAGCCTTTACGTTAACAAATTCAAAAGCAAGACTTACTTTACTTTTTATATTGTTAGGTAGCGTAAGCCATGTACTACTTCCGTTTGGTGCTATAGCTATATCTACATTACCATCATATATCTTTGTGTCTGAACCTACAGTTATTGGAATAGAATCATTCAGTCCAGTAAATAACGAAACATTAACATCACTTACAGGAGAAACAGACGCTGTTACTAATGATGTCATATTAGCGATAACAAGATTGGATGTATATTTCTTTTCGATTTTTCCATTCTCGAAATCGTAATTACCTTCAGCCTCTTTACCTTGATTGAATTGAATATATTCTCTTTGGAATGGATATATACCCCAATTTGTAGCATAATCAGTATCAGCTTTCTTCCATCCAGAAATCCAATTCGGAGTAGTAAGCAGTCTCTTAGCACCTATAATTGCTATTGCTGCTGCTGAACCTTCTGTAAATACCGTTTTTTGCTGTCCAATATTAGTTACACTTGCAGTCCAAGGAGACGATGCTACTATCTTTTGTATAGCTCTAATTGCCTTCTGCTGCGCATAACAAACAAATGATATTCCGTAAGTTCCATCACTAACTGGAGAATCAGTTACATTAACGTCTGGACTTAAGAATTGCATTATAGATGCATCTACAAAGAACTTAGTATTATCAGTCTTTCTTATGGCATCTGGATCTATTTCCTTAGTTGATGCGCCAGTAGTGCTAGCTGCTATTATTGAATTTCTAAGCTGTCTATTATAGTAACTCATGCATCCAGCAAATTCAGCATTCGTGTTACAAGCTGGAGGCAACTGAGCCATGTGGCTAGATACTACTCTAGATAATCCGCTAGATACATTATTCTCAACTGCGTTATAGCCAGGATGATCTATGAATAACATTTCTGGTTGCGTAGCTATAGATGCTACTCCATTTGATATGTTACGCATACACATACTGCTCATTACGTGCGATCCGCCTTCAAGTCTAGCTTTTTCGTTAAAAACAGTAGGATATACAATACCTTGACATTTATATTTAGATTCGCTTGCTTTAGGGAAGATTATAACTGGCCTGATTCTATAGTCTGTTGATGTAAATCCAGATTCCGTAGATGTAACAACAAGTCTTTTTTCAACTTTAGATATAGTAGAGTTGTTAGCTGTTGGTTTTACACTAGATGTTGGTGCTGTATTTTCTATTTCTACTGGATCACTCCAATGGCCATATTTGTCCATTATCTGGTATCCATATCTATACTTTTCATTAGCTTTAAAAGTTGATACATCCCAGCTACTATATTTAAGTAAACTTCCTACTTTATAGCCATCAGTTGTTGTTGTAAATGATGATGAGAATGAAGATGTCGCTGTCGTTATATTCGCAGACTTCGCGAATTCTGGTACAGACTGACTTGTAAAATTATAATTACCAAGAAACAATGTTCCATCCTTCTGACAAGCTGTATGAGCAATCAATATCTTATTGTTCTTTGTTGTCAATATACTACTATCAATTTGCTCTTCAGTATTTAAGAATGTTACTATTGCTATCTTTATTTTGTCTTCTATAGAACCACTACCGCCTCTTGCGTAAGCTGGATTATCTTCATCTATAAGTGATGATTCTTGAATCGTTGACGAAGCCGATGCCGTTTCTTCTATTATATCGAATTTACATATCTTTCTGCGAACTATTGGAGCGCAATCTTTAGTTGGTCTGTAAATACTATATATAACACATTTATCTATAGAATAAAAATCCTGTGGATTAAATTTTATAGTTATTTTATAAGAACAACCGCCTTCTGTTACATCTGGTTCAGAAGCCCTGTCTGCATATACAGAGTTATAGTACAACGGAGAGATCTCCAATATATTACTTTCTACATTATTTTTAACTACAGAATATGCAAATTGCACAGTACCATTAGCATATTGACCACCACCAGCATTTCTAGTTATTACAAATGGATTAGAAATATTCGTCCTCTGACGGACATCTGGAGAAGCTACAAAATATGAAGAAGGGATATCCGTATGAATAGCAGTAATTATTCCATTTACAGCTGTACCTTCTTCGTAATCTTGACCGCCCTGTAGATAATCAGCAATGTTAATTTTTATTACTGGAGATCCATTACCAGATACGCAATATACATTGATATTCTTGCTATTTTCATAAGAAGGAACGAAATCAATCTTATGCTTTGGCATTCCTTCTGTAGTTAGATCATTGTAGATATTGAAGATATCATCGGTCAGATAGATAATATCTCTTTTTGTAGAGCCACCTTCTAGTGTATATTCGACTGTGATAACATTCTTACCTCTTTCAGCGAGAAATGGAATGCCTACATAAACAACATATTTATCAATGTTGCATGAGCCAAACATTACTTTAATGTGCTGAGCTTTTACTGATTCGTAAACTGGTTCAGCTTGCATTGAGCCATAGGAATTATCATCATCGTCTGGAGTCAATCTAGCGTTCACAATTTCTTGCGCAAACTCTACTGCTCCGTTGGTATTTATAGTGGATCTAGAGAGATCCTTATTCATACCTTTCAACTTAACGCTTACTGATTTCTTCTGCATAATTATCTAAATCTGTATCCTGGATCTCTATAATCATTTGCGTAGAGTGTAGAGCCCATAATTGTTTCAATATTAAGCATCTCTCCAGTAGTTGGTGTATTGTATCGGCCCATGAGCTGAGCAACCAATTCACCATAATTGCGCTTTACATTGGCAATCTGATTCTGCTGAAGCTTTCCCTGGTCGTAGAGATTCTCGAATTCTCTCCATTTGATAAATGCTTCGAGAGTATCAATGAAGAGTTCGTCATCTGGAATCATCGGGAATCCATCGCAGTCAGTAGGAACCGCCTTGTAGATAACTTTCAAATCTCCATTCTTGATAGCTGTCTGGATCGCTCTACCTTTAATCTGATACGTATTCATATCGCCATGCTTAACGAATTGAGAAGCTGGTCTCATAATAATGTCCTGTGGACGATTAACGAGAACTATGCTCTCGATCTGATGAATACCAATTGGCAGAGTTCCAAGATGATTCTCGATCTTTACTATAGTATTCTCAGTAGTAAGTATCTGTGGTGCAGCAAGCTCACGCATGAATCTTACAGCGTAACGAACTACAGAGTCTATATTCAGATGAAGCATTGGGTGATCACCAAGATCATCCAGGATTCTGTGAATACTTGTGTACTCCATATTATTTAAGTTTTACTATTTCATGTTGTATTTTCTGTGTCGGCATAAACTTCATTAGCTTTATATTCTTAATGAAGCAGCCGCCTTTATTCCATTTAAGGAAATACTTTACTTTGATGCGCTTTTGGATCCTGATCCATTCGCCGTTTTCCTTAAAATAAGCCTTCATTTTAACCCAATCAGGACAAGTTGTAAATTCCTTCATCTCTCTTCTAAAAATCGAAAGAGAGCCCATTTGTCGAGGTAATTCTACTTTTGAACCAGCTAATACGCATTCCATTATTGAGTCGTTTACAGCCTCTACAATCGCCGTAAATTGACTGCCTGGTATATCGTCAATCTTGTGCTTTATATGGTTATAAATTAGATACTTATTGAAGGATTTTCCCCACTTACCTTTAGTTAGCATTTGATGGAACGTCATTTATAGCTTCTCTAGCTTTGCCAGAAATTCCCTTCTGGATATCTGGGCCAGAATCAGCTGAGTTATTTATATCGTCTGAATTAAGGTTAGCACCCATAGTAAGCTCTTTTACGCAGAGCATAATACATGGTTCAATCAAATGCGCTTCGAGAGGAAACTTCTTTTCGATTACTGTATCGAGATCATCACCATAAGCCTTGACTGAATCAGTAAATACTGCACGAATTGTAAAAGATTCAAGATGCTCAACCATCGGATTGTCACTCTTGATGTAAAGCTTGTTATCTATTACAGAGGCATACAAGATATTCTTGCGATAAGTTGAATGACCTAAATAAGGCATTCTATCTGGAGCTACATAGCAAATAGTATGCTCACCAAAAATATCACCTGTAACAAATACTCTTGGAGAGGCAAACAAGAACATTGTTGGAACCTCTTCATTGCTTACGAGATATTTACCAGACTTACTAAATGTAAGATCAATCGACTGGTAATCATCTTCATCGACTCTCTTGTTAAGATTGACGTATTCTTTCTTTAAGAGGGCCGATCTAAATTTGTCTAGAAGAAATGTAACGTGTTCATTGGTGTAGAACGCATCGTCTGAAATACGCTTCATTTCGTCATGCACCATGTAGATGCATTCTTTAAATGTGGCCATAAATATATAAATTGCAATTATGGGTGCAAATATATAAATAAAAAAGGGAGATACAAAATGTATCCCCCTAATTTTTTACTATTTTAATTCTCCACCATCTATGAGCTTCAGATATACTCTTGTCTTCTTAGATGTGTTACCTACGTAAATAGCATCAGTCTTATCTCTTGCTGCTGTTGTGAATGCGCAGTTAGCTATAGACTGCTCTACGCTGAACTTGCCATTATTGAAATACAATGCTATAGTGCCGGTTCCGATAACGTTTCCAATTGTAGTCGATCCTTCACGAATTGTTACTGCCAATTGCGCCATTCTTGTGTCGTAATTATTTGTAACAAATACCTTTACAGGAATTATAGCTTCTCCTTCTTCAGAAGCTACGTATTCCTTTTTGTATTGTATCGCTCCATGAGAATAACTAGAATTGCTTATTGTACTCTGTCCATCTCCCAAGCCATAAGGCATTGTAAACGTTGTATTAGATTCGTATTGTTCGCCATCGCTCACCAACTTAACATTCGCTGCAGCTGAGTAAGTATTCTTTGCTCTTATTGTTTTTATGATTAAGTCTTGATTACTGTCTGGCCTATAGTATCCTCTAGGTAAAATATTTATAGTTACATTTTCAAGTTCTTTCTCTGATTCAACAACTAAGCCATAAAGAACTCTTGCTACTTTAGTATATGCATCCTTCTGAACAAGAGAATCTTCTCCAGTAAGTGATAGCCAATCTGGGCCTACATAAGACTTAGAATAAGTATTTGTAGGCTTCTTGTCTGCCAATGCATTCTTTGCTATGCCAAAAGCTTCATTATTGATTGATCCAATCGTTCCAGTAGTATCTCTGGTTAAGAATACCTGCGGTACTGAACTAGCCAAATCTATATTAGTAGAGAGGCCCAATGATGTACCACCGATATGCTTGATTATTTGCTTATTTTTGTCTCCAGCTTTGATAATATACGAATGTATAAGAGTCGTATATTTACCATAGTTTGAATCAGATCTGATATATGACTTATTGGTAATATTCTTGTATCCGATATTAGGAGAAATTGTAACTATCGGTTTGTTGGATCCATCAATTCCAAGGAAATCATAGTAACCATAATTTATGTTAAATGGAACATTATCCTTGATCATGAATGTAATCTTCAGATCGAGATTTTCAGTTTCAGCCTTTCCGTTGTATCTAAGATCTATAGCACTTTCGCTGTTTGTTGAATAAGAAAAATACTTCTTAGATGTTTCGTCGAGAGATACTGAAATATTCTCATTATCGAATAGATTCTTATCGAATGTACTTATAGACCAATCGTCAAGAGGCTCCAAAATATTAGTGCTTGCATTGTCGAATTTAAACTCAATAGTATGATCTTCATTGTCGTACATTGTGAATGATCCGATACTCTCGTCAATATGAACTGAACCAGAATCTATGCCATTACGCTTTGTATAAGTAGTCTTCTTTGCTACAGGATCAATTGTACCATTAAAACCGCCATAAGAGAACTGCTGGAATGGCGTTACTACATTTACATATAAAGTAACATTAGCTTTAGTCTTTGTCTTTATAGTCTTCAGACGCCAGCTCTGATTGCTAGTTACAATGTTATCTGTAGTGTAATCATACTTAATTTCTTCACCATTCTTAATCATGTACCAATAGCACTCTTCAGTATCAGTTGGATGCGTACCATATTTAGCTTCTGGAACATTCTTGCTACTTGTTGCTGAGCTAAACTTATAGAATGCCTTATTAGTCGTTGACTGAATTTCTATCTCTTTACCATTCTCTACTGTATAGAATTTAACAGTAAATTCCTTATGTACTGGAATTGCGTTAAAATCTCTATTTCCAGCCGCAGTAACAGTAATCTTGTCTCCAGGCTTATATGTTACTGTAGCACCAGTAGAATTCGTTGATGTCCATACATTGTAAGTACAAGTGCTTGTTGCAGCTGGCAATGCTGGCATTACAATAATATCGTCAACGGCAACTGTCTTGGTATAATCCTTAATAATCTCGTACTGAATGTTTGTCTGCGTAAGCAGTTCGCCTTTGTAGAATGAATAAGTATTATTCGCTGGCTTAGCCTTATATTCAGCAGTAAGAGTAACGTCACATGTAATAGGCTTATTCTTGTTGAAATTAACTGGATCAGTATTTATTTCTTCGAGATTATAGCCAACCTTCTGAGGAAATGTATAAATATCCGAATCAGTAAGATATGAACCATAGCTCTTTGTAATCGCTTTCGACTCTTCAGTCTCTTCAGTTCCGTCAGACTTAACATAATGACTATTCCATTTTACATCGTACAAATTCAAACTATACATGGCAGTAACTACGATATTGTCACCAATAATCTTATCGGTAGCTACAACCTCTTTCTTATCTGTATATTGTGGATACTTGGTTGTGTCGTTAAATTCAAAACACCAATTTTCAAATGTACCACCAGTAATAGTTTTATCTATACCAGTCTGATTGTTAATGAGAGTTAAGATGCTATCTCCATATTTACACTTGATATCTGCTACAACTTTAAGGTTAACCGGTGTTCTCTCCCCTGCAATCTTGGACATCTTGCGTACTTTGAGAGTATAGATGATATCGCTAATTTCTGCATTTATGACCAGATTACTCTTAACTGAATCGAAGCTTTCTTTCCATGCTACGAACTTCTTACCAGCTGGAACCGCTGCAGATATCTGCGCTGTTGTTGGTGCTGTAGCGAATGAACCATAAGGAACGTCTGTTTGCTCTTTGACAGTCGTAGAACCAACTTTAAATGTAACCTTAAACTTGTTTACATTAAGAAATCCAGTGATTGTTGTATTGCCAGTTACTATTGCTGGAATAGTTGACCATCCACTAAATGTATAACCAGTCTTTGCTGGAACATCTGGAGTCTTTGTGGCTTCTCCATACTTCTGATTGTATGATTTGTAGAGAACGCCATCGAGTACATATTTAACAGTAAATTCTTTAGCTATATGCTGATAATACAAATTAACGTCACTTGTTAATTTATCTTCAGGACTATAACCATTAAGAGTACCAAGACCATCGCTAGCTGAAGAATAATTCTTTCTATAAGTTGCGTCAGTCTGTGCTATTGCATCCTGAATCAATGTACCATAAGCTACGCCATTTATTTGCCAAGCAATATCTGAACTAATTTCTTCTGTAGCATGAGCATATATCGAGAATGTATCTGTATCATAGAAAGCAGTCATCTCAATATCTGATGTTACATTTGTCAACAACTGAGGATTCTTATCGTACTCTCTAAAATGTTTGCCTTCGAGTAGCTTCTCTACCTTCTCTCTAGCAGCAGTAACTTTGTTAAGAATATCTGAACCACTATCTACAATATTAGAATAGAATACGAAATCGTCTTCCATCTTCACTTTTACCTTGTAAGTATTAATCTGCCACTGAGCAGTTATTACACAGTTTCTAGTAACATTTTTCCATTCGTCTGAATCCCAGCCAGTGAACCGATAATTGTCACGTTTGAATGTTGGTGGAACCGCAGAATCACCTCTACGAACTGATTGCTCTACAGCTTCACCAAGCCAGCCATCTACGAATGTTACTGAATAGCTCTTGAAATGATCTTTATTTGCAGCCTGATAAATTGTATCTTCATCTGGTTGCTCAAGAAGCTCACAGGTGTCGTATAAAGCCGCTTCTACTCGATGTGCTGCTTGTACATCCTCTGGAGTCATAAAGGGCTTAAAAAGGCCATCTTTCTCGTCAAAGAAACTATGGAGAGCATCCACAAACATGAGTCTCTTAACGCAGCAGAAACTCTCGTATCCGTAGTGAACAAGCTTGTCCATAAGTTTCATGTATCCATTCTCTATAACGTTAGCCATTGCAGTTACATTTGATTGTTGACTTAACATTGCGAATAAAATACTTCTTGTAGAGGATACAAGCCTGTGTATAATTGCCAGCCTTAATTTCTACTTCGAGAGCCCTAAGCTTAATAAATTCGTTAATGAATTCATCTGGAATCTGCTTATTGTCAACGTCGAATTCCATCATCTTGATTGTAGAGGCTACCTTCTTGTAGAGAGGCTGAATATTGCAAACTGCCGTAATTGTATAGATATTATCCATACCGCAAGGAGTATCTGATGTAGGAGTACCAGATGCCTTCAAGATGATAACGAAAAGCCCATTTCTAAAGCTGCCTGGGATCATAAGTTCTTCTGCAAGAATTGAGCCATCTATCGTCTTAGCGTTCTTGAACGACTCATGGTAAGCGTACTGGCCTTCAGTCAGATTTTCTGGCTTCATGCCTTCTTTGTACTGATCTTGATTTACGATCCATAAATCAGAGATAAATACATTCTCGTAATACTCAGCCGATTTAACAGCCGCATTGATGTAAAGAGCCTCGCCACCTTCACCAATGTACGTTTCTTTAATATCTATCATATAGTAATAAAAAAAAGGGAGCGGGCGATCTTGCCCACCCCCCAAAATGTTTATATTTTGATTATTGAACTAAAGAGTTCTGATTAAGCCATTGTATTCTTAGCCTGCTCGTTGTAAGCTGCATCCTGGCCGAGGTAAGCGTTACCTGGCTTAAGAGCCTTAAGAATAGCCTTAGTCTGTGCGCCGAGCTGACCGAGAGCTGCATCCTTAGTAGTGTATGTAGCGTTAGTAGTACCAGGATTCAATACAGCGATCAGAAGATCCTTCTCTGACTTCTCTGGGTTAACGCCATCACCAATGAATGCGTAGTGTACAGAGATCAAATCGTAATCCTTCTTCTCATCAACGAGGCCCTTAGTTGGATTGATATTTGGATAACCTACACCACGATACTGATCACCACGATTTCCGAGGCAGAACCACTCGTAATCAGAGATCTGACGGCCTGAAGGAATCTTGTTACCATTAACGATTGGAACCTGAAGAACCTGCTCGTCAGTTGTAGAGATTATGCGAACCTGAATATCTGAGCTGATGTCACCATCAACCTCAGTGCAACGGCAACGAAGGCAAGCGTCATTCTTAACGCCTACGATGTGCTTACCGAGATTTTCAGTGATTGTGCCGTTAGTTGTATCGAAAGTGAAGAGATCCTTAGATGCCTCACGAGCCCAAGACTTCTTCATCTCAGCAACGAGAGCCTTAAGCTCAGTTGCGATAACTGCTGAACCAGCTGTGATTGCGCACTCTTTAACGTAAACGTCTTCGTCAGACTGGCCGAACATGCCACGAAGATTCATACGAAGAATAAGGGTGTCACCTACCGCTACAGTACCAGGCTGTGCAGAAGCAAGAGTAGCACTAGCTACATTGAACTTCTGAGTATAGCCAGCGATACGACCAGCTGCGCAAGCGTTGATATTGATTATATTGGTAATGAGATCTGAACGAAGAACATCACCAAGTGCGTTCTGTGAGAACAAGAATGGAACGCCGTTAGTAGTTGCCTCAGAACCATTGAATGCTGCTGATGCTGGGTGAGCCTTGTGACCTACGCCTACAGCTGGAACTGTTTCAGCCTTTACTGCTGTTGCCAAAGCACGATTGTTTGCTGCTGTAACGAGTTTTTCTGCTACGTAAAGCTGTGATACAGCATTTGCATTGAAAGTTGCCATCTTTAATATTGTATTAAGTTAATGTATTACTGACGAGCGTTAATGGCCAGCTCGACAGCCTTGTTTAAAATTTCGTTGTGGATTGATTCATCTACGGCAATCTCCGTATTTGAATTACAGCCGCAAATATATAAGTTATTTTCCAAATCTCCAAATATTATTGGCGAAGGTTTTGTTAAAACTGAAAATTTATAAGTTGTTAACAAATCCTTGCTATACAGGCGAACTTTTCCGTCTGCGTAATATTTGACAACTCTTCTGGAATTTGGGCATCTGAATGGATCATCTAATGTACTCTCCAGTGAATCTTGAGAGATTGGCTTTACAATGTATTTGCCAGCGTTACCTTTCGCTGAGTCCTTAAGTACAAATAGAAAATCGTCCATTTCTACTGGAATTTCATACATGTAGAATGACCCATCTTTGCCTTTATTATAATTTGCGATAGAGAGATCTACATCGCTGATTAGCGTCTGGAGAGCCTTCATTGACTTCTCGTCCTTCTCAAAGCTTCCGTTATAGATCGCCTTTATGACTAACTCTTGAGCCTCTGTAAATAATACCGATTTCTCGTATTCATTCAATCCATCAATGATAGAACGCTCATTCTTTGTATATATCTGAATAAGCGTATCAAATCTGTTAGAAAGCTCTTCGTTTGTCATAATTATCTAGTTGGGCGTTGAGCAGCAGCTGCAGCCATCATCTGAGCCATGTTGCCCATCTGTGTGCCAGAGTTGTTGCCAACAGTGATTATTGAGTTAATATCGCCAGCGTAAGCAGCCTTAGCAAGCTCTACAGCACGATCAACTATCTGGTGATGAAGATTTGGATGCAACTCGCAAGGAAGGCCTATTGCAGATGCTACAATCTTGTTATCGTAGTCGATTGTATCTCCAACAGTCCAGCCATCAATCGAGAGACCTTCTTCGACATCTGCAAGAATAATTGGGCGAGCCCTACGAATGTAGCGAATTCTGCTCTTTGTGAGAACCTTATTTACTGCGCCAAGATATTCAGCAGATTCGTACATTGAAGATCCGTTATTAGGAATCTTCCATACGATACCTTTTGGTGGTCGAGCCATTATCTTTGACATCTTATTTTGGTACTCAGCAACGCTCAGAGGAATTACTGGAAGCTGATTGCTCTTTGAGTCAACTACAGTCTCTCCAATAATAGCGTAAACATCCGCTGGATAGCTGCCAACATAAGCATTATCATTCATCATAATAACGCTGCTAGTTGGCTTTGAGAGCTGTGATTCTTTGACCGTCAAAAGAGATACTTCCATCTGCTCTTTAACACTAGAATCCTCGAAGCCTTCCATCTGTTTATTATTCTTGGGGCTGAACACCGCTTCAGTGAGCTGGTGTTCGGCCATTGTCAAGAATACAGATTTATCATACTCGTTGATTCCACCAGTTTGATTAGATCCAATGTTATTCCACTGGATATCAAACTCATTGGACATTTCTTGTACGTTCATTACAATTCTGATTTCTGTTCGAGAGACATCAGCAATGTGTTCATGCGAGGCAAATTCAAATACTTCGCAGCATTTGTAAGAGTTGACTCTTCGCCAGTATCACACAATGGGCTGTTGTCGCTCTTCAAATAATACAAGTTATTTCTCTTTGAAATAAGGCCCTTGTCAACACACTTCTTGATAAGCACCTTAGTTTCGATATATGGATCTTTGACAACACTTAAAAACATCTTAGCGTTCTGCTCGATTATATCGCCAATGCGAGTCTGAACAACTTCGAGTGTTGCAAATTTTTCTACTGGTGTTCCTGTAACCGATTCAACAATCAGACGAAGCAATGCTTCATTGTCCTCATGCTTTCCGTAAATCTTCCAGCATTCAGCCTTGAGAGACATATTATTCTTGAGAAGTTTAGTCTCTTCAGATGAGTCGACAATCACAAACATATATGTTGCCTTTGGCGCATCCTTAAGCTGCTGAAGACTTGGGCAAATATGCTCTGCATCACCCAGGAGAATCTTATACTTAATATAGTCGTTTGGATTAGCAAGATCGAGCCACAAACCAGCTTTGCCGATCTTTACAATATTAGCGTTGTTTTTATTAGCTGTACTCCAGAAGCTTGGTGTATTGCTGAATGTATTGTTGTACGGAGAAAGCGTACCAGGCTTCAGACCCATATAGTCTTCCAAGAATGCCTCTTCACTTTCAGTAAGGACTCTCTTGAAATTACCAGACTGCAATATTGGGCAGCAGAATGTCTTTACTGCTGTCTCTGAAATACCGCCAGCTAACACATGCTTATTTGATGAGAACAAGCCAGACTGCTTAGGAATGTATCTTACGTACAATCTCTGGTGTCTTAAGCAGTTCACTAGATTCACCTTTGGAACGTTTGCATGAACTGCATTACGTGCTGCTTCAGCTGCCGCCTGTGCTGCTGCTTCAGCCTGTTGCTTCTGCCAGAGAGCCTTCATTTCAGCAAGCTCAGTTGGAGATGGAGCCAACATATCTACGTCTGCAAGTTCAACATTTTCGTTACCGAAATCTACCTCAGACTCAGTAACAACCTCTTTAGTTTTTGCCATAATCTTCTGTCTTTAAAATTGATGCCGCAAATTTACGGAAAAAGGGCGGCAATACAAAATTACCGCCCTCTGTTTTATGTTAAATTTCTTTAAAATTTATTAGCCACGAAGAGCAGCTGGGATCAAGCTCATAGTACGAGTTGGATCGAGTACGCAGATACCCAACCAAGCCATCTTATGGATTGATGCAGAATCCTCTTCATAAGACATATTGTCGTTGCCAACCTTACCAGTGAATGGGTTAATCAAACCAGACTGATAACCACGAACTTCAGGCTTACCCTTAATAGCGCACTTGAAGATATTTGGCTGATCCATTGAACCAAGGTCGAAGATATCGAAACGATAGCTCATTGCTGGGCCACCTTCTGGATGCATTACCTTGTTGCGTACTGGATCATCATACATAGGATCAACAACAACCTTAAGCTTAAGGCCGTTCATGCCTACATACTCAGTGAACTGTGGAGCAACAGCCTTGAGAGCGTTGCCAGTGTGACCAGCAGTAGTCTTCTGAACGCCACCGAATGCCTCGTTAGCAGAGAGAGTAGAGTTGCCAGAAACAGCGTACCAACCTGAGAGAGTATCCTTTACAGCCTTAGAGAACTTAGTTGCACCACGCTCACCAGTGTGAAGAACGAACTCACGCTGTGCGAAATCCAACTTAGCTGCGCAAAGCTCGTAGAGTGCATCCTCGATCAAGCTGAGAGAGAACTCATTGTAGAACATTGCGTTAGCAAACTCCATCTGCTCGTAAAGACCAGCACCAGTACGGATAACATTGCCAGACTTGCCGATATTCTTGTACTCGCCATTAGCGTTGCGGTTTGAACGACCGAATACGAGTGCGTTGTTCTTGTACTCACGGAACTGCTGCTCAACCTGGTAGTCAACATAGTGCATCCAGTAGTTAGCTACGTCAACAGTGTAACGGCCAGCTGTCTGCTTAACGATTGGAATACCTACAGCGAGCTTCTGATTCCACATAGCACCAGACTCCTTGTGATAAATACGAATTGTAGAGAACTCGTTACGCATTGATGTAGGAGCTGTGAAAGTGATATCACCAGCCTTGCGTGAAAGTTCCTGCTCAACGAATGCTGCTTCCTTAGAGAAGAGTTCACCAGCGAGAAGACGCTCAGCTGGAACGCCATCGATGTTACCACCAGCAAGTTCTACTGAATAAACCCAGTTCATACCTTCCTGGCGTGGCTCACCGAGAATACGGAACTGATAAACTTCGTTAAGGTTACCAACGATGAATTCGCCATCTGCAAACCAGTTCTCAGCGAAAACAAGCTCAAATGGAGCTGTGTTAGCACCTACGTTGTAAGATGTGCCATCGTTAACAATGTTGCCATCTTCATCACGAGCCTCAACGAGAGCGATGTTACGGCGTGAAGAGCCAATTACATCCCATGTGTACTCGTCCTCAGAGTCGAATTCTTTAGTTGGGAATTTAGAGATCAAAGACTCCATTGTGTTACCATGATGGAATGCGAGAAGCTTAACCATCTGATTAGAAGCCTTCTGAGTGTTGCGCTGGAAAATTGCGCCAATGTGATTCTTAGTGGTCAACTTTGACCAAGACGTAAAGCTCTTAGAGAACTGATACGCACCAAGCTGTCCTGCCATAATTATGTTAAATTTAGATTTTTGTTTTTATTTTACATTACATCCCAATTATCACCAGCGTTGTTTGCGTAAGTTAATGCGCCAGATGTATTTGGATTGTTTTTTAATACCTTCTCAAGATTAGAGAATGCTTTCTTTGTAGCCTTCTGCGTACCTATCTTGGTAAGATTCTCCATGTTCTTGAAGCCATTTGTAAGCTTGTAACAAAGAGATACATTCTTAAGATAGTCGAGAGGATTCGTCTCTGAATAATGCTCAAGTTCAGTAAGTTTTCGGCCTGTTGCTTTTTCTGTATAAGCTGGCTTCAGTGCTATATCGCTGATTGATGTTTTTACATCATCGCTAATGTCTGACCAAATGCCATCTTTTGATTCTTTAATTGATTTGCCGATGTCCTCACGTAACTTAGCAGCTGCAGCGACTGCATTCTCATTTTGAGTCTTTTGTGCGTTTACAGCGTCATCATAACGTTTCTGCGCTAATTTGATACTAACTGCCAATGCATCTTTTGCATCGTCAATATCAGTACCAGCTTTGAGCGATTTCTGTACTTCTCTTTCGGCCTGCTCTTCAGACAATCCTCTTGATATAGCGGCATTTTTAATAAGGATCTTACGTACCTCTTCGCCGTCAGCTGATTCAGCTTCTATGTCTGCACTAGAGATGCCCTTGAGAGTACTCATCACATCGTTATATCTTTTGATCTCATTACGATCTACACCCATGCCGAGAGCTTCATTAATCTGCTTCTGAGTGTCGTTGAGTCTTGACTCAATCTCCATCTTCATAAGCTTGTTAAAATCCTCAGCGGTTTCGATCTTCATGTCTTCTGGAATGTTCGAGAAAATACCTTGTTCCAGACAATCCTTGGCAAAGGAAGAGTAGACAGAAGAAGATGAATTGTCTGGAACTTCGGTATCATTTTCCTGTTCTTTAGTTCCTTCAGGTTTCTCCTTTTTGTCTTCCTTCTTTTTACCATCGCCCTCTTCACCGAAGATTGCATCTGGATCATCTAGTTCAGATATAGGCTCGATTTCTTCCTCTTCAGCTTCTCCTTCACCAGACTCCTCTGGAGTCTCTTCTGGAGTTTCTTCTGGTTCACCAAATGCTGCATCTGGATCGAAATCCATTGCATCATCAAGTAAGCTCATGTCTAACTGTGCCATAATCTTCTTCTTCTTTATTTGTTAATAACGCCGCAAAGATAATAACAATATTTGAAACTTCCAAATTTTGTTACAAACTTTGTTTAATCAGTAAACAAACTTACTAATACTCTGTCTTGTGATAGCCTAATTCTGGATGTCTATGCGGACAAGTTGTCTTGTCACAATAAAACATTGCCACTTTGTGTAGCTCAGATTTTACATTGAGCAACTCTTTGCGAATCGCTTCCATCTCAGACTCAACTTTCTCTGAACGCTTATCTGCTTTAGCGGAGATCTTATTTTGATTTTTGAGAGCAATGTAGATGCCACCAAATGCCAGTGCTATAAACGGAGCCGTTCCTCCAATAGATTCTAATAGGCTAATTACAACGCTATCCATGATTATTCGACCTTGTAGAAATCTCTTAATTTTTCGTCAAATTGACTCTTCTGATACAAAGCCTGAATTCTCTCTGTAAATACTCCAATTGCGTTCTTATGATCTTCAAATGGCCCACATTTTAATAATAGTGTACCTCTGCCATCATAAGCAACGATTGTAAGTCCACGCCTCTTGATTGTAATATTTTCAAAAAACTTTTTACAGAAATCCAATTCCCTAGTATTGTAGCGGTAGTAAATATAAGTAGCTCTATTCATTACAGCTGTATCAGCCATAGTAATGCAATCATCCTCTTTATAATTGCGAATGTATGCAGTCATAAGAGTATTGATGTTTTTATTAGTCTCGTCTGTTAAATACTTTATATTATCGAGACTCTTGTATAGCTCGACTCTAAATTCATTTGCAGTAGGAAGGTTAATAACGATTACTGTATAAATAGAGAAATAACATACGACTACTATACTAGATAGTATTGAGAAGATTTTAAGAGATTTTGTTATTGCTGGTTCTAATGATAAACACATAACTAATCTCCTTTCTACTTAGTTGGAGTCGTTGGCTTTACTGGTTCAATTGGAGTTTTCGGATCATCCTTGCCTGGTTTTGGCAGAGGGTGCTGTATAATTGTCGGAGTGACTGTACAGCAAGGAAATTTACTTATCTTCATATTTTTGTTGTTTAGAAATTTCGGTGTAATACTCTACTACTGGACAACTATCATTCTTAGCTGTCTTGCAAGTCTTTGCCATAGCAAAACACTTGGTAAGATCTTCGTATGCTTCTTTTGTAGCACGTTTGTCGATAGCATTGAAATATCGCATTTCTTCAGCCTTGTCTTCCTCGCGTTTGTTCTTGACGAAACCAAGTATATCTGGTAAGAAGCCAAAAACCTTAACGACGATTGATTTGATCCATAATAATAATTGTGGCATATAAATTTTTATTAAGTGCGCCCACCATATTTCAGATGAGCGCACAAATATAAAACATTAAAATGAATTCACCAAAAACTAATCAGCAATTAAAGCCATGATCTTGTCGTACTGATCCTTATTGAATGTGTAGAGCCTCTCAAGCTTCTTAAGGCCAGTAGTTGTATCCTTAACAACCTGATAGCGGCCCTTTGGAATCGTTGTATAAGTTGCAGTAGGATCATCCTTAAAATTCCTTAAACGAAGAATACACCAGTCTGTATTAAGAGTACCAGTAGGTTGTTTATCATCTATACTAAGATCACAAGGAAAATCCTTTACTAAATATCCATTATCAAGATTGTAGAATGTATTGTAATCTGTACGATGTACATAGAACTCTTTAATAGGTGGCCTATGAGAATAATCTCCGCCATTATACATATCTACTGTTACAACATGTCTCTTAAAATCTGGTGATAATGTATCACGAAGCAACATTCTTCTTGGAATGTATGAATATTTAGTATTGTTTGGATTAGCGTAATGACTAGGGAATCTATCCCCATACTGGAAATAGAATCCAGGATCAGATACGCTCTTCGCTCCTACATTTCTAAGATATACAGCAACAGTTTTTTTACCAGTTCCGCTATAGTAGCTTCCGTCACTTCTCTTGTCTGGAGTAAATGAGAATACCAAATAATCAATTCCAAATCTTAAGCTCTGAGTAAATGCGCTTGGATTTTCAAATCTAAATCCGAGTTCAGCAGTTTCATCTGGTATCACATCGCATACAGCACATACAGGCTCTCCAGTATGATCCGCAACGGTCTTTATATATTGTTGTACGAAGTCCTCACCAGTTCTTGTCGAATAATCATAATATACATTCGTATCTGCATACACAAGTTTCTTGGCAAAGAGATTACTATCTGTTTTACCGCCCTTCCATGCATTTGTCCAGCAAGTAGCTGATCCCATTCTTGTTACATTATGCATTTCTTGAGCTGATCCTATTTGACGATAATAATTGTACGCTGTTATATTACCAGTTCTTTTAGGCATTTCTTCTGTAGTAGCTCTGCCTGTATCATCTGTTCGTCTTTTAGTAGAATCATCCTTCGAAGCAACAAATCCAGTATTTGGTCTTATAAACAATTTTTTCTTAAGTTCGGTCTCTATTTCGCTTGGAATTTCTACATCATACTCTCCAAGAGGGTGAGATGATACATATTCAAAACCAACAGATCTTCTGCCGCCATAATAATCATCTTTAAATAATTGTCTATCTACAGTAATTAGATCAAGTTCTGAATAATTATACACATTATCTTTTTTACTCCATTTTAATCCATAATTGAATATGCAACTTAATTCGTCAATTGTTGCAGTTCTCCAATCTGGAGCAAGCCAAATACAAGCTGGATCTGTAATATGCTCATCAACACTAAGAGGATCAATAACATCTCTAGTAAGATTTATTATATGTCCTTCTGGCATTGATTGAACATCTGGATACATATCGTAATCCTGGCGATCGTTACCTACTGAGAATGTAACTCCATTGATGTGTATAGAACGCAATTCATTAGTACTACTATTTACATCAGCTGTAGTACCAAGGGTTAATGGGAGATCCCAGAAAGTTTCTTTGTAAGTGCCATCAGACTGCTTCTCCTGAGTACTTATTGAATTGAGAATTCTTAGATATTGAGTATCATGATTACATCTAACTGCATCCCATGTTTTGTCTGGAATTTCTGAAGATAATTTAGCACCAATGTGTGATGTTGCCAAATTATCTCCGAAAGCTTTTGTGACAAATGTCTTATCACCTAAAGGATACGATGTTCCAGAAATATATATATTGTTATTAGTATCTACATATACATAATTTCTCATTTTCTCATCAAAGGTAGATTCATCGCTGATTTTTACCCAAGCATTATTTATATAAGCATATATTAGATAAAACGTCTCTGAACCAACCTGTTTTTCTACTAATGCCAAATTAGATGGAGGAAACAAATTATTTGATATACTAGGCAAACTTGACACACTATTATATACTCTTACTCCATCAATACGATAATTTGTGCCGTTAATAGTCAAACTTGAAAGAAGCTCGCAATTTTGAACTCCGTCATGCTTTTTGACAACAGATATTGAGTAATAATTATTGCCAACTTTCAAAGTACTTAAATCTGACCTTTCACCACTTGATGGGATAACTACGTTTGGTTCAATATTGATTTGATCGCCACCGATTACGCCTAATGTTAACACACCATTAACCTTCTTTACGATCTTGATTTCTGTATTAGTAGTTCCAGTTGCGCTCTTGATGTATATATTGCCTTCTACAAGGTTTGATGTTGGAAAATCATTTACAACAAAAACATTTCCATATTCATTCAACGTGACGTTATCACCACTCTTTACACCAATTTTTATTGATGGCTTAGTTACTTCGTCGTATTCAGGTGTTATTATTGTTGTTATATTAGATTTCCCTGCTCTGAATGCACTTCCATTCCACTTTCCAGATGACGTACCTATTTGTCCTATAGGTGTTCCATCTACTGCTATAAAATCAGGTATTTGGCTATGCAATGCAGCTGGTGTGCTAGCTGCATTAAGAGGCTTTCCATACACAGGAATATAATCTTTGCCGCATAATACTTCTTGCGAAAATTCTATCTCTTTTCTTTCAAGCATGTAATCAATCATTTTGCATCCAAGATCATAACCAATCTGAAAACCAGGAAGAAATTCTACCGCACCAGCAATAGCACCAATATCTCCATCTGTCATAAAAACTGTAGTTAGTTTTGTTGTATTCTCGAATGCTGGTTTAGAACCAAAAGTTATGCCATCCTTAGAAAATTCTACACTTCGATATTCGAATTTGTTAGTAGATGTGTTCTTATAATACCGTGGAACGCAAAATGTTATCTTTGCATCATCTTCTGCAAGGAAAGCACCACCAATAACTTGGTATTCGCCAACTGCGATTGAAAGAGTTGTTTCATCTACATAAGATTTATTAGCACTATATATTTCGTAATTATCACATTTAGCTACTTCTTCGTCTGTAAAATCTGCAAAGCTTTTTCCTAGAACCGCTTCGCAATAATCACAATAACTAGTATAATGTGTCTCGAATACAAGAGTTTCCATCATCACCGCATATACAGTAGTACCATCTATATCAACAGATTCAACTTCGATATTAGGATGTCTAGGTAAAAGATCTAATATTCTCTTGAATTCAGCATAATGGAAATGTCCAAAAGAAATTACTCCATGATCATCTCCTGGAGTATATTCATTATAAACAGGATTATCATAAATTGTCTCAGTAGTTGTTTCGCCTTCATGATGAATAACTCCACCTTTTGTGATATACAAATGATTCTCCTTAATGCTAGAAGGTATGCTACTTACTATATGAACATTTTCCTCTGGAATAGGCTTAACATTATGTTCTACGCCGTCAACCTTAATCTTCTTCAGGTATCCATCTGTATCATCTGTAGCAACTACTTCAGAACCTGCTGCGGAATCGCCGCCTTCGCCGCCTTCTGGAACGTTGTAAGTTTCTCCATCTACAATGATCTGTTTGAGATTTCCAGCTTCATCGCTCTTAGCTACGACCTTAGATTTATTTGCAATGGCTGAATCAATAGAATCAATCTTTGCAGCTATTGTTGAAACACTACCATCTTTAAGCTTTATGTCTGAACCAGTAAGTTCTACTTCTCCAGTTTTCCCGTTAACAGATGTTATAACGTCAGCTGGAAGATTGTATGTGTCGCCATCTACCTTTATGGTTTTAAGAGTTCCGTCAGCATTTGTTGTGCAAGTTACTTTAGAAGAATCAAACGTATAGAGTTTATTTCCTATGCCAATTTTGCTAATTGCTCCACTAGGTGAAAACTTTGCTATATCTGTTGGATTAGCCTCTACAATAGTAGGAGCAGATTCAACGCAATCAAATATAACTTGCATATTGAATGGACTAGCTGTGAATGTAATATTCATCAGCACAGATACAAGACGATCTTGCCATTCGTAGCTAAATCCCTTATATTCTACTCTATCGACTTTTTTATGTATAACGTTATAATGAGAGTATTCTTCTGCAGTTACTTGCATCATCAGCTTTGTAGGATTCTCGTAATCCATGCTAGCTTGTTCGCAATCAAAATAGAAATGCATAAACTGATACAAATATCCAGCAGCATCGGCTGTTATAGAATGCGCTCCTGGAACAAAAGCATTCAACTGATTCAGTAATGCTCCAGCTGGTATCAATCCATCAGTTTTCTTTATTTCAGTCTTAAGCTTCTTAACTTCTTCTTCAAAGCTAAATTCTACTACTTCCGTAGATCCACCTTCTGGAATCTTATATTCTACATTGTTTATCTTCAAGCCAGCAAGATTTGGTGCTGTAGAAGATACTCCAGATGTCATAGGCGTAACACTAGCACTACTAGCTTTAGCATCAATCTCAGATATTATTGTATCAAGAGTTTTGCCATCGCTATCAGCAACACGTTCTGTACGTGTTACTATGCCATGCTTCGCTGACGTTTTAATTTCGTCTAGAACAATTATTTCTGCCATATTTATTTGAATTAGGGCCAGCTGTTGCACTGGCCCATATTGTTACTAATTTGAAGCTGCTTTAGTTGTCATAACAAACTTGTAGGCCTTCATGTAGCCCATGCCGCCAGACTGAACGCCAGACTTATAAACTCTCCACTTATAAATTGGATCAGTTGTATCTGTGAGAACGCCAATCTCAGTAAATGCGCTCTGCATTGCAAGACCAGAAGCTTTATCTACAAGAGTATCGAGAGCTCTTGAAGAAGGAATAGCAATATAAATTGCGCACTCTGAATCGTAAGTATCAGTAAGCTTAGTTCCCTTCTCTTCAGAGAAGATTGTCTGGCCTTTAACCGCTCTTGTAAAGCGACCAGAAACCGAATTCGTAAGAAGAGTCTTAATGTTAGCTGCTGTAACCTCTGTAGTACCACTAGTTGTTGATCCGAAGAAGCAGAGCTGTGGCAAATATATTGTAAGTGACTTAGAATTAGCTGTTACATTAGAAATAGCTGCATCAGTAGCTGTATGATTCTTCTTGTAAATAGTACACTTAGCTTGACCGCTATAAGTACCAGGATTCTTGCCAGCTACAGCCACCATTCCAGTATTATTAACTGTTATATCGCCACTAACTTTAGTATAGACGAGATCATTAGTTGTAGCTGTAATATTGCTCTTTCCAAGAACTACGCTTTCGCCAAGTCGATCTTGCGTCTTTGGAGAGAGGCTACAAGTCATACTCTTTATTGTACCATCGTATTCTGCAACCTGATTGGATCCAGTACAATCCATCAGATAGTCAATATGCCAATAATTAAGAAGACGAACAAACTTATTATGTTGATCTTCCGTAAGAGTCTTGCCATCTATACAAACTACAGAGCCGCTATCATTAGTGCCGAGAATTTTATTTGCATTCGTAGCACCCTGCTCTTTAGCAACCTTAGTTTCATCAGTAGCAGTCATTGCCTGAGTACGAACGAATGACCAAGCACTATTCTCATAGTAATACATATATACCTGATTAGCAACAGCTGGCTTACCACCAGATGTATACTTATTACAGAGATACATCTTACTCTTTGAAGGACTTGTTACTGAATCGAGATCATCAACAACTTCATAAGGCTTAACATCCAGATCACAAGAAATCTTTCCGCTGCTAGAAATACTTATACCAGAACCAGCTGTAAGTTTATTTTGCTTACTATTCATGTCGTTCGGATAAGTGGTTATCTTGAAATTGTAATAATCAGTCAATCCTTCATTATCTGCATAAATATGATTTACCCAAGCTTTATCAAGCGTTCCTTCTGATGCTCCTTTGTAAGTATACCAGCCGACTCCGTAAGATTTACCATCTTCAGACTGAGCTTGTGTCAAGTAATACATGTGACCAGCTGTAAACTTTTCATCGTCAAGTTCAAGCTTATCAATATTCATTGCGTCACCCTTAGCTGAACCACCTGTACCAATAACTGCTTCGAGATCAGCTATTACATTGTTCAGCATTTTGCTTTTTGTCTCTACATATACGCCAGATCCTCGAACTGTCTGTCCATGCTTAGCGGATGTCTTGAGCGTATCAAGAACGATTATATCTGCCATTTTATTAAATGTATTTTATTGTTTCTACCATTGGGTTTTGTGCAGTAGTCTTATAAACATCATAAGACACATTGGTTCCATCTATATTAACATCAATGCTCTTCATCTTCTCAAAGCCGCAATTAAAAGAATACATACTACCTTTATTCTTAATCCTCTGAGGATAAATAATATCGTTTACATAATCAGATGGTGCTGCAAAGAAGATAGTATCTAATTTATCTGTAAGAGTAAGAGTTACCTCTCCAGGAAGAGGATCACAGGTTGCTCCAGTATAACACTCTGCATTGTCTGAGTAAGATCTACCATTCTTTATACAAGATACAATATCAACGTCTGTAATTAGATCGTTTGATACAAATATAGAAGAAGGGTATCTAGCTTCTACAAGAAATTCTGCATCCATTGTTATTGCCTCTGAACATTTTACTTTAACTACATGTTTTTGTATTCCTTCAGCAGTAGGTGATACTGCGAATGTCTGAGTTGTCGTAATTCCATCAAGCTTAACTTCGAGAGGACTTATCTCAGTTGTTTTACCTTTCTCAGTTTTATATACATGGATCGTATTCAACTTAGAGAGCTGAATGAACGAATTATTGAGAATGGTGAACTTCGCCGATGTCCAGTCTAGCTTAACAGAGAACGTTACTTTGTTTACGTCTTCAGCATTGATCTTAACAAGTTTACAATGCTTAACAATATACATATCGCCTTCTACAAGTTTAGCTTTGTTGCCGAATACACACTGGATGTAATCATTCACAAGATCTTCAATCGAATGAGAATTCTTATAATGTGGATGATGACAATTGCACGGAATCGGTACGCAGCTTTCTTCGTTATTAGGCTTCTTGCCGTCCTTTATCATTGCTGTACGTTTATGAATCGTTTATTTTCGGTGCAAATGTAAGGATTATTTTCCACAATATCAACAACAGTTACTACTTTTTTCTTCTGGAATAATCTAAATAGCCAGAATTTTTTTGGCGGATTAACTGTCTCTTTATATGTATGGAAGATTGCTGTCATTTCGCTCTTTACACTGAGATCAACAGAAAGGCCACTAGGAGGCTTAATTCCAAGCTTTATTGTCGTATATGGCTTATATATAATCGTATCTAATTCAGCTAAAAATATAGGTTCTTTTACGACTATTGTATCATGTATCTCAGCCTTACTTTCTACATATACAACCTCTGTAACTTTGCGAGTTTTAACGCCAGCTTCCTTGATCGTCTCCAGAATCTTCTGATTGAGAGAATCATTTGAATATTTAAGCTCATCAATAGTAAGCGTTAATTCACGTCTGCTATCTTCAGAAGCTCTGTAATTCATTGTCTGTCTTGCTACCTCTTCGTTTAGTGTAGAAATGCGGCCCATCGCATAGTACAATGAGCCGCACAATCCTACAACTAAAAGAATCAGTGCGATAAGCACTTTATTCTTCATAATTATTTACTAGATGAAGAAGCGGGCTTGCTAGCCTTCTTCTTGTCGATTTCTAATTTCTTTTTATCGTTTTCGTTCTTGATATTGAACTCACGCTTTTGTTCAGCGAGATCTTCTGCATGATGGCGATCGTCTTGCTTCATCTTAGCTACTTCCATAGTAAGCTACTCTCCATTATCGCCTTCTACTGGTTTATCTTCAGCTTGCTTCGCTGCGAGATTCTTATTGGCGATATCTTCCTGAACTCCAGCCTGGATCTCTGCTACACGAATCTTAGTTTCATTATCACGCATATTGATCTTATCGGCAAACTCTTGCTGAGCCTTTATCTGTTCGAGCTGTATCTGAAGCTTCTTCTGCTCTGCCTCTTGTTCAGCCTGAGCTGCTTGCTGCTGCTGGGCCTTCATACGCTTTTCAGCGGCATCAACCATTCTCTGCTTCTCTGACAATGAGCTTGTTGAATAAAGCTTCAATATAGAACCCATATCAAGCATCTTGTTCTGCATAGCTGCCTGAGCAATCATGTCGATCTGCTGATTCAATCTCTGTGCGCCATCACCATTCTCAATGCAAATTCCGTAATCACATTCACAGAACTGCTCTCCATCAATGTTGAATGTTTCCTTTGCACCATCATCAAGAATGTAATCGAACTTCTTCAAGCCGCCGCTTACTGCCTCTTTAGCAGTTTCGAGGAATACCATCAATGCTCTACGCTTAGTGTCATCATGAGTTTCAAAGAGCCATTTGGTGATCATTGCTGACTGCATTGTAGCTCTCTCTACGCCACCTACTGTTTCACGATTTTCAATGGATCCCTCACGCTGTTTAGAGATACCAGCTGCTGCTGACATTTCTGCATCGATCTGCTGGAGAATGCTTAAGTGCATATTTATACCAGCCGTCTGATCTGCATCTACAGCACCACTATTAGCTGTGTTTAGAGAGCCAGCGATTATTCCAGAGGCTTGACCAGTCTTTCCAACGTTGAATGGATTCTCTACAAGAACTTTTGACTTACGAGCAAAATGCAACCATTTTTCTACAGACCAATCGTCTGGCTTCTTAGACATATCGAGTCGAATCATTTTACCCCAAGATGTAGCAACAAGTTCATTGAGTCTGTAATGGATTACATCGTAGTAATAAGCGAATGGTTTTAAGCGATCTACCATTGAAAAAGGCTTACCTTCATTCAGGTTGTAAATTGTTCCAACGAATCCAAAATGGCAACGTGAAGGATTGTTAAGCGAATTATACTGAACTTTACATGGGCCAATATTTACATAAATCTTTTCGCCAATCTTAGTGCCTTCCCAAGCTTCGTTAATCCAGATAAGCTTTTCTTCTTCACCCTTAGATTTATCAATCACATGGCTTTCTTCATAGTAATCGTAAGTCTCTTTGCCAGTTATCTCATCAAAATGCTTTACCATCTTGATTGGCTTTCTTGACTTCCAATATACCTTGAGAACTCTAAGGTTGCCAGCTTCATCAAATGGAGCCTGAAGATTGTAAGTAGCACCTTCAAATATTCCTCTTATCGTCTGATCTTCAAGACCAACTGCTGTACCTTCATCGCCAACAAATGCTGTGTTAATAAATTCGTTACGTGGCTCATATTCGCCCATTGTGCTAGTTCCAGTATTCATTGCTATAGGAAGATCCTCAATGTACTTAAGATCCTCTGCAGTAAATTGCTCTCCATAGAGATCGCAAATCATACCTGGACTCATGTATTCCTCTGTAACAACAATATCAGCATCTTCAATATGGTTTGAATAACCGCTTCTGAATATTGAAATGTGTTTTGGATTTACTCTACGAATAGTTGGCTCTCCATGATCAATATCACACTTGTAAATTTCTTCACCGACAGTAGTAGCATCCCTGAAGCCCTCTGTAAACATAGGCTTCATATTAAGCTCTTTGTAATAATGGTTCAGCAAGAAATTTGCATTGCGTTCACGAATGTCCTGATATTCGTAAGTAAAGTAATTATTTATAGCATCAAGTTCCGCATCGTCTTGGCTCTGCGTCTGCTCTTGATTGCCCTGAAGATACTGCTGTAATCTATCGAGAATAGCAGCCTTCTTCGTCTTCTCCATTTCGGAGATGGCCGTAGGATTAGTAACTACTACTCGATGTTCAAAGATTCTTGATTCCTCTTCACCATATAGCAAATCGAGCTTCGAGTTGATAATTGGATAATGAGGTATCTTCTTTGGAATCTGACTACCCTGGTGAGCATCGGCTTCCATCCAAGCTTTGAGATCATCCATGTGGATCTTGCCATCCACCAAGTCGTAGTTGATAATCTTGTGCCGAATTGATTTTCTGACTGGCTCGTAGTGCCAATAGCTCTTTGAGTCAGCCCAATCTACACATTGCTTTCTCCACTTTTCGTCTTTCTTGGAATAAGCAATCTGCTGTTTAGGAAAATTAACAAACTCTGGCATATATTATATGTTTTATTTTCTGGGTGCAAATATAATAAATTAAAATGAGAAATCCATAGGGTTGAAATTATCTCCATCAATTTCGTCATCAAATTTGTTGAAGAACGGATCATCCATGCGTTCGTCACGAACTTTACGCACTTCATCCATTGATGGATCTCCACCATAAGCAATCATTCTGTCTTCTCTAAGGAGCATAAGCATGCCCATAGAAGATATTCGGTCAAAGTTGCCTTCAGAGTTGTACACTGCACACTCTTGAAGCAATGCTCTGTTACGAATTAAGAATAGATTACGAGTAGTTTCCTCACGCTCAGTACCATCGTCATTTTGACGAATCACAGTTACTGGTTTTAAGAGCCAATCACGAAGTAAATGTCTAGCCCAGTCGTTAACTCCAGGAGTTGCCACAGTACCCTTAGCGCAGTTACCTATTGTGTTGCCCTTGAACATTTGCTTGTCCCTCAAACACTGCAATGAATCAGTAAGCAAATATGTAGAAGACATCTGCGAGAAATAGGTAAATAAGCCCTTCTTGTTGTTTTCGTAGTTACATCGAGCATTATAATACAAGCACAATCTGCGGCAGATCTCATAGAAATCATTAGCGAAATCTGGTCGACCAGTATACTCAGCTACAATTTTATCTGTCCAGAGATCCAGAATGAATATAGAGCCTAATGACATTGATTCAGCCTGGTCGTTATCGTAAGGGTCGACACCAGCAATATATCTATTGTCAAATGGCTTTTTAGTTCTTTCGTTGATCTCAGGCTGAGCAAATATCTCTATTGCACCTTTGACTTTGTTATCCTTAGTTGGAAATATATGTATAGGCTGATCATTAGTTGGTCTAAAACCGATTTCTCCATTCTTCTCAATTATAAGATCGCCTACAAGAACGTCATCGTATTCTCCAGCGTTATTATCGAGCTGAGCAATTCTGTTACCACAATCTACAGAAGGGAACATATTGTAAGCCATCGAGATGATTGCCTCTGAAGGAACTATTGGATTTTCGGCCATACGCTTGATGATCTTGTCTGGGTCATTAGAATTGTATTTAGCCTGGAATCTTTCAAGTAATATTTTCTTAAGAGCCAATGTAACATCGCTATTGCCATCTTCATCCATACAGCCAGTACGACTCATGTAAGCTGGAAAGAAATACACGAATTTCTTTTTGCCAGTACCAATTTTGTCGTAGACATTAGGCAAGCCATACATCATTGAACCTTCTGGATGATACATAATATCTGAAGCACCAGCAAAGTCCGAAGCGTTATCACCAGCAGTACCAACCATTATTATCTGGCCGAATACTGCGTCACCATCCTTTACTGAAGGAATTGTATTCTCGAATACTTTACTCAAATTAGGGAACGAACCAAATTCCTCGAAGAATATATGAGCTGCACGTTTACCACGAGCCTTACCAACTTTATCTGCAATCGTTACACCAACAATAGTATTCTGTGTACCACGAATAATGCCATTCTCTTTATCTCTGTAGCCCATTACCCAGATCATATCGTCTGGACGCTCTGTAAGTCTTAGAGAAGGCCAATGCATCTTATCTGCGCACCAGTCAATTGTCTTCTGGAACTTATTCAAGCAGCCGTCCTTACCTTGAAGGTATTCCTTTGAATAAGCCATATTTACGCCCATTACGCCTCCTTCTTTTGTCTCTTCGTTTTCTCCGAGAATGAAATCATGAGCCAACATAGATGACATCGTATAGCTATTGTGAGTTACTATTTGATCTGCGGCAACGAAACAATGCGACTTATTATCAACTGTCACACATTTAGCACCAGTATATCCAAGGAACTCTATGTTAGTTATTGCTGTCCATTTAGAACGATTGCTCTTATTATAGATAACCTTGCTGTATTTTCTCTCAAGGTTAAATAAACGCTCTTCTGCAAATATTGTAATATCGTAGCTATCTAAACACTTTACGACTTCTCCATTTTTCTTGTATGAAGATTTATGTTTAGATACATTACAATTAAATCCAAGAGTTCTGACTATTGTTACAACAGAATCCTTAAGAGCTTCAGATGTAGTAGTAAAGCACATATTGCCTTTTGAAACAATTCCATCTGAATCCATCAAGCCTCTTAATACATTAAGTCTTACTTCCTTGCTGTTATAGATATATTCATCTGGAATGTATTTATCTTCAGATTTTAAACTCCAGAGATCACCAAATAAATCGCAATCTATAGATAAGCTGTATGTGTAATTATCATTACTTACCTTATGGAATTCGTAAGGAATAAATTTTCTGTATGTGTCAATATCGTCCTTATGTGCGGTAAAATTTACGTGCTTAGATTTCTTTTTCCTGAAGCATCCATCACCAACAAGAAATCCCAGTGTATATGGATCTATTGGCGTATTCTTATACTCGAACTCAAGACACTTACAAACTGGAATTCTATATTGATATTCTCGACCATTAGTGCGTTTAGAAGTTTTAGTCCTCTTCATTACTTCTTTGCCAATCATTTGAGATAATGGAATTGTTACAATCTTATTATTTCTGTAATGATCTTTAACAGTAAATAAGTGATCTTCACTAGCCAATATCTCTCTGCCATCCTGAAGAGTGACTGTATAAACTCCGCAATGAGGATCATCATACGGAATATCTATAACTTTAGTTGGCTTTCCATCGTCACCAAACAAATAGTCACCCTTCTTTATTTGACACCAGAATTTCCAACCATCTGGAGTTAATACTGATTCGTCATAACTGAGTGCTTTTGAAGCACCACGCTTTGCTAATACTGCACAGAAATTACCGCCTTCCCAATTGTTATAGATGCCACCGAAACGAGCTTGTTCGTAATAATGAAACATGTAGTAAACGCCTTCCCAGAACTTAGGGAAATCCTCTACACGACTAGCTTTCTTTGGATTCTTTGGATCAAACTTAGACAACTCAATACGAGCGTAATTCAAGTAGTAATAGCAATAACCAGTGATCCATTCTCCATCTGACTCTCTTACGTAGCCATTCCAGCATCTGCGAGTCTCTTCACGTATCCATCTGCCGAACTCTGAATTCTTATTTGGATTTGGCTTCAAGAACGTATAACAGCCATACTTGCGATAATGATTCGCAGCTGGCGTAAAATAGTCCATATTTTCGAGAATATGAGGATTAACTATATCCACGATTATACGGCCTTTATCGTCTCTCTCAATGTCACAAGCTCTCTTTCTGGATGTTGATACCATCGTCTGTATCATCGGAACCTGGTTAAAGAATTCCCAGAACTGCTGAATACATTCTTCTGGCATATCTGAGAAGAACTTATCGTCAAGAGGCGTTTGATATTTATTTAATATTGGATAATCCATAATTATAAATTCGTTGGAAGAATATAAGCTCTATCTGGATCAGTTACAAATGGAACTCTAGGCTCTGTAAATCCAAATCTAGCTAAATTGTTGTATCTCATAAAATACTGAATAATCTCTTCTTCTCTCTGTTTCTTTGCATCATAGCCGAGTAAAGGCTCTGCAGAGATATTATTTACTTCAAATTTCCATACTCACTTGAGAGCATTATACTTTAATGGGCTTTCTTCGATATCCTTTACAACCAATATATTCTTCATAGTTCTAATATTAAAAATCACTAAATCCGTCTTCGAGAATCTTCTTCTCTGCAGAACCTCTAGCCTTACCGCCAACTTGTTGCATATCGGTATTAACAGCTTTCTCTGCTTCTGCAATAGACTTAGTTACTTGTGGTAGCTCCTTAAGGATCTTAAGAGCGTTCATCGTATTATCAAGCTCAAGATCTGAATCAAGATCCAGGTTATCCATCTTGCGCTGTATCTTAGAAGCAAGTCCTTTGGCTGATTCGAGAAGCCTTACTGAAGCTGGTTTAAAGCCAATGTAGAAATCAATGGCATCCTGAACTTCCTTAGTAATCTTAAACTTCTTCTTCTCTCCAAGAATCTGCTTAGAAATTTCATCAAGTCGTTCCTCTTGATCTTCTATAATCATAAAATCAGAACGAGGATCACAATAAAAATAGATAAAATCGAGGTACTGCTTAGCTTCCTCTTTATCTTTGAATTTATCCCAGATAGCCTTAAACGGCTTTAGTAATAGTGCCTCTGGATCCACCACTACATTATAGCCTTCATATTTGAATAGTTTCATAGTCTAATAAATTTTTGCAAATGCAAAAATAATAAACCCCACCCAAGTTTCCAAGGATGAGGTTTATTTTTAACAAAAATTATCGTTTGAATTTAAGGGATAATGTAACATCTTCATTTTTGTGTTCGAGCATGAAATCATCTTCGTATTCACCTTTATAAGTAAAATAAGCACGAAGCTTCTTTTTTGATTCTCCAATAAACCTTACATAGGTAAGCTTAAATTCGCGTCTCATCATGCAAGCAATACTTGATGTGTCCAACCCTACGTAGTAAACCCAAAATGCACCATAGCCATGTTGCCCTATACAAGTTGAACTCGGCTTCCAGTCGTATAGCTTAATATCTGCTGTGATTGCATTATCTAATTCAAGATCTACAGAAAATTCCATTTTATTTTCCCAATCTTGAAAATCTACAAAATGTCCTGTACGATAAATTATATCAATGTTTCCAAAGTATTCGCTTTGAGAACATCCATCAGAAGGGCCATGCCATTTCTTTTTGTGCAATGTATATTCGTAAGTGGCATAATACTGGGTAAACTCAGAATCATATCTGAGTTTACGAACCAGTATTTTATCACCTTCGTTATAGCCCTTATAGCTTGGATAATCCGTATGTACGAGTACTTTAGATTTTGCTGGAGTTGTTCTGTCTTTTGGTTCTTCAAGACACTCCATTACGTACTTAACTTTTCTTCCAGCCATAGTATCTAGTTTTATGCAGTTCTAATCCAAGCTGTAACGTTTTTACCCTTAATTTCGACGTTATAGCCAGAGTGTACCTTATCGTTCTTATAAGCGAGATCTGCACCATACTCAGTAGACTTAGAGGCATCAAAACCAATGCGGTTAAAGTTCTCGACTTCGCCGTTCTTCCAACCAGGAGCATTAAGTTGCTCGTACTTATAGAGAGCTGACCCTTCGTAGAAATCTTCACCACGCCAGTTAGAAACTCTACCGAATTTACCAGTGATATTAGGCAAACGATCTTCCATCTCTTCTCCATCTGGCAAGCTTGAATCACAACAGAGATA